AAAGTTAAAAGAATTGAACACCTAATTAAAAAGTATAAAACTATTTGGGAGATTTCACAACGAGAATTAATTGATATGTGTGCGGATAGGGCTCCATTTATTGACCAATCACAGTCAATGAATATCTATATGTCAAATCCAACACTATCAAAAATTACCTCATCTCATTTCCATTCATGGGAAAAAGGATTGAAAACTCTTTGTTATTATGTAAGAACAAAGGCAATATCAACGGGGGCTAAACATTTGGCGATAGATGTTTCCAAAATGGAAAAACCCAACAAAACAGAAAAACCTACTGTTGAGGTTTTACCACAAAAACCTACGGACTCTGAGTTTGAATGTTTTGGATGTTCGGCATAAGAAAAAAATAACTTACAAAACTCTCGGCACTGTCGGGAGTTTTTTATTTTATATGTATTTATTGAAAATATTATAACATTATATTTATATAATATGGCAGATGGGATTACATATGGTATAAATTTTCCTTTTAGAGATTCGTTTGATGGTAAATATTTGGATTTATCTGTTACCAATGACGAAGAAATCAGGTCTAATTTAATTCACCTTTTATTAACAAGAAAAGGTACTAGATATTATTTACCTGATTTTGGAACTAGATTATATGAATTTATTTTTGAACCATTAGATGGTCCCACATTTTCCGACATTGAATCTGAAATTAGAGACTCGGTTGAACAATATATACCTGAATTAAAAATAACTAATATATCAATTAAAGCCGCTTCAGAAGGTGAAGAAGATAAAGGAACATTTATTGAAAATGATGAACGAGTATTTAGAGTACCTGGAATATCTGAAAAAGAACATACCGCAAAAGTTAGGATAGATTATATTGTTACTAACGAAGCATTTAACGCGAGTGATTTCGTGATTATTAACATTTAAAATTATGGCAAATAAAAAAATATCGTATACAACTAGAGATTTCCAATCAATTAGGACTGAGTTAGTTAATTTCACTAAAATTTATTATCCTGATTTAGTTGAAAATTTTAATGACGCTTCGGTATTCTCAGTATTACTTGATTTAAATGCGGCTGTTACTGACAACCTACAATTTAATATTGACAGAAGTATTCAGGAGACGGTATTACAATACGCACAACAACCATCATCAATCTTTAATATTGCAAGAACTTATGGTTTAAAAATACCAGGTCAAAGACCTTCTGTTGCATTAGTTGATTTCTCAATTACGGTACCAGCATTAGGTGATAAAGAAGATTTAAGATATTGTGGTATATTAAGAAGAGGGTCACAAGTTAATGGTGCGGGGCAGTCATTTGAAACTGTATATGATATTGATTTTGCGTCACCTACTAATTCCGAAGGTTATCCTAATAGATTAAAGATACCTAATTTTAATTCAGATAACAAGTTAGAAAATTACACTATTGTTAAACGAGAAACCGTTGTTAATGGAACCACAAAAGTATTCAAAAAAGTAATAACGGCAAATGATGTAAAACCATTTTATGAGTTATTTTTACCTGAAAAAAATGTTTTAGGTATTACAAGTGTTCTATTAAAAGACGGAACTCAATATACTAATGTACCAACACCACAAGAATTTTTAGGGTTAGATAATAGATGGTATGAGGTTAGTGCATTAGCTGAAGATAGAGTTTTTGTTGAAGACCCCACTAAAGTATCTGATAAACCTGGTATAAAGGTTGGTAAATACATACAAACAAGTACTAAATTTATTACAGAATATACACCTGAAGGTTTCTTAAAAATGACATTTGGTGGAGGTAGTCAATCGGCGGATGAACAATTAAGAGAATTTGCTAGAAATGGATTTAAATTAGACTTATATAAGTATTCTAATAATTTAGCGTTAGGAAGTACTTTAAAAGGTAACTCAACTTTGTTTATACAATATAGAGTTGGTGGTGGAACTGGTAGTAATTTAGGTGTTAATGTTATTACTCAAATTGGAACTGTTTCTTTCTTTGTAAATGGACCTTCACAATCATTTAATACTACGGTAGTTAATTCACTAAGTTGTACTAATGTTACTGCTGCAATTGGAGGCGCTAATTTCCCAACAATGGAGGAGGTTAGAAATTTGGTCGGATTTAACTTTTCATCTCAAAAAAGAGCCGTAACGGTTAACGATTATGATTCATTAATTAGAACAATGCCTTCACAGTTTGGGGCACCTGCTAAAGTTGCCATCACAGAAGAAAATAATAAAATAAAAATACAAATGTTGGCGTATGATGAGTCAGGTAGTCTGACTGAAATCCTATCAAATACGTTAAAAAATAATGTTGCCAATTACCTTTCAAATTATAGAATGATTAATGACTATATTTCTGTTGAATCTGCTAATGTTATTGATTTAGCTTTAAACATTGATGTGGTGTTGGATAACAGTCAGACTCAGGGAGCCGTTATTTCACAAATAATTAATTTAGTTTCTGATTATTTTGACCCAATTAATTTACAAATGGGTCAAAATGTTAATATATCTGAAATTAGAAAAGAGATTCAAAATCAAAATGGGGTTATTAGTGTATCTGACATTAAAGTCTTTAATAAGGTTGGTGGACAATATTCATCATCCCAAACATCCCAAAGATATATTGATAGCACAACTAAAGAGATTGAATTAATTGATGACACAATATTTGCGGAACCCAATCAAACTTACCAAATCAGGTACGCAAATAAAGACATTAATGTTAGAGTTAAAAATCTATCTACCGTTAATTTCAGTTGATAATTTATTTTTATTCATAATCATCTATTTTTAAAAATAGTATATAAACTATTTATGTTAAAAGATTATTATGTCAAATTCTTATAGGATAAGAACAACACCTGGGGTAGATAAATCAATTAAAGTATTAATAGACCAAGAATTTGAGTATCTTGAGATATTATCTCTTAAAATATTAAAAGACCAAATCTACACAAGACAGTGCTCAGATTATGGTGTGGTTATTGGTCGTATTAGCGTTAATAATGGTCTTGGAATTCCTAATGCGAAGTTATCTGTTTTTATTCCTTTAAGCGAAGAGGATTCAACAAATCCAATAATATCAGAAATTTACCCATATAAAACTGTTACAGACCAAAATGAAGATGGGTATAGATATAATTTATTACCATATATACCATCATATAACGGACACGTACCTACAGGAACATTTTTTGAAAGGGATGATGTTATTTTAGACCAAACATTAATTGAAGTTTATGACAAATATTATAAGTACACCACAACAACTAATGATAGTGGTGACTTTATGATATTCGGTGTTCCCACTGGTGAACAAACTATTTTTGTTGATATTGATTTGTCCGATATTGGTGAGTTTTCTCTATCACCAAAAGATTTAATAGACATGGGGGTTACTACTGAGGCAATGGTTGATGGATTTAATTTTAAAGCGTCAACCAATTTAAATTCACTACCTCAGATAGTTTCATTTTCACGAAACATTCAAGTAGAGCCATTATGGGGGGAGCCTGAAATATGTAATATAGGTATAACTAGAACTGATTTTGATATAACTAGGGAAACTAATGTACAAATAACACCATCGGCTATTTTTATGGGTTCAGTAATTTCTGATGTTGATATGTCCGCAATTAAAACGGGGTGCAAAGTTAATAAAAAAATGGGGAATCAATGTTCTCTAATAACAGGTCCTGGTCAAATTAAAAGTATCAGACAAACGATTAATGTTGATAATCAGGGTAGACCTTTATTAGAGGAATTTGAATTAGAAAATGGTGGTCAAGTTATAGACGAAAATGGTGCTTGGGTTGTGAACGTACCAATGAATCTTAATTATGTTACAACAAATGAATTTGGTGAACAAGTATTATCTGACGATGTGAATGTAGGTGTACCTACTAAAGGAAAATATAGATTTAAAGTTAAATATAATCAGCCACCATCCTTAGACGTTTCAATAAAAAGAGGGTATTTTTTAGTACCTAATATACGAGAATACGGGTGGACAAGTTATATTACAACACCAAACGCCTCGGATGTCCAAAGGTCATACGCATTTACCACAAATTGGGATGATTACGGAGATAATATGACAGCATTTGGTCAACAAATGATTAATGATGCGATTAATTGTGAGGATAAGTTTTATGAGATGAGGTATAATAAAGTATATACCGTATCAAGTCATATAACTGAATATAGAAAAGGTAAATCTAAAAAACGATTTATAGCTATTAAACAAATAACTGACGATAAATGTGATTCGGAGGTAGTTAGATTTCCAACCAATGACGCTCAATATGACCCTAATGCTAATTTTACATTATACTCAATTATGATGGGGTTTTTATTACCATTTATGTTGATTATGTTAATTGTAATGCATGTTTTAGCGTTTATTGCTTGTTTTGTACTAGCTATTATTGCAACAGTTTTTGTTGTTATTGGTGGTATTATCTATCTAATTGGGTTGGCTATTGGTTTAATACCAGGTGCTGGTGATTTTGCTGATAAAATAAAGAATGCTGGAAATGCTTTGATTGAAGCGGGTAATTCCTTGGGTGATTTATGTTATTCATTTAAAATGAGATTTTGTCTTTTAACTTATCCTGATTGTGAACGTTGTGATAAAAATCCTGACGTTAGTTCAGAGCCATCAACACCACCCTCAAATCCTACGGTAGATTCTCTTAATGAGACTAATGCTAGTTTAGGTAGTGCAGGTGTTCTTAGTAGTTTTTATGATGCGGGTCAATATAATTGTAATTCTCCTTATGAAAATAAAACTGGCCAAATTTTGGCAGGACTTTCAGATACCTCAATTACAAATAAATCACAAGGGTTAATTAATTTAGTTACTATACCACCATCATACTTATTTAGTTCAAGTTTAACTTTGGCGAATAGAATGAATTTATTTAATACTAAGGGTAAATATTTTGACCCAACGATATCACCAGGTGGAGGGGTTAATCAAATTAAAGTAACCTTTGATACTAATATCAATAACCCCAACACTACTTGGCATTTAGATAATGTGGTTTGTTTAGTTGTAGATGATAAAAACATCAGCAAGTTCCAAGTAGGAAAAGTATTAACATTTAATAACCCTACAATATCTAATGACCCAAATTTAACGGGTTCAACTTTAAATATTTATAGTAATAATGCGATAACAGGAACAACGATAGGTACCCCTACAGCATTTTCAAATATTAATCAATATAATAGAGTTGTTGAATACGCATCACCCTCAAACACTGGTAATTTATCGGTAACCTATACATTAACCGCATTTACTGAAGATGTGTTATATGCTAAATATCCTATGGATATTGAGTATTTCCAAGTTTTACAAATAAAAAAAGTATCCAACTTTATTACGGATTCTACCAATTTATTACCTGATTCATTACCTGAACGTTTTATTAAGAACCCTGCGTATTATTTAACAATTGATGATGATAATTGTATGATTCCCGATACTTTGTCACCTGTATCTTGTTATTCGGGGTATAATGAACAAAATATTATATTTTTAGTTAGAGGAGTTGACCCAAATACAACTAAAACAAAATGTAGATATGATTTAAGTAAACTTTATGGTTATTCGTCATTTGGAAATGCGAGTTCTATTGTTGAGGGTGACTTCTATCTTAATATACCAATACAAGGTAAATTAAGGAATGTTAAACACGATTCACCGTTGATTATATCTAATAGTTATGCAACCGACGCATACTCAGGACAAAAATTATTTTATGACTCTTACCAATTTTTACCTGGAGGACAGTTCAGTGCATTTACAAGTACGATGACTAAGTATTATTCAAACCTTGATGAAGCGTCTCAACCATTAACACCAACAAACTCAACATTAATTTCACCTAATAATGGGTTAAGTGTTAATCCATTAAATGAAATGACTAAAGAATGGAATAACTCAACAATACTTGGACCATCTTGTACAGGGTTTACACCGACATTTAACTCATCAGTTGTTCAGAACAGAGGATACCTAATTAATGAACAAGTTGAGGGTGGCTCACTACTTTATTTAGACGCTACAATCCCATTAATACCTGTGGCAAACCCAACATCAACCTCACAAGTATACTCAACAATATACCCAACAACATTAACAACTAGTTTTACATTAGGACCATCTGGTAGACAGATGGTTATGAGGTCTGACAGATTACCCTCTTCTACAACAACTCAAAGTAATTTAACAAATCAATATGTTCTTTTTGAAAATGGTAGTTTGGTTGTTTATGGTTTTGATTCTGGTGGTGTGTTAACCACTTTTGATATTACTAATTCACTATATACTGATGGTGGTGGTCAAGATTTATCTGATGATGGGTGGGGTAATATTGTTGGTAATGATATTTTAGGTTCTTTTGAATGTGAAAATATGGTTCCTTTAGGTTGTTATAGTGAGAGTGATGGTCAAATAACCATAGCACCTCCTGGTGATAATTGTTATACCACATTAGGGCAACCAACTATGGAAGATGGTTGTTATGTTTTCCTTAGAACACCTTTGCTTTCATTACCTATAGATTTATTTTATATGGTTGAATGGTTTGCTAGAAATACAACTATGTATGGTGTATGTCAAAACGTATTTGGTCATGTATTCACAAACAATTGGGTGAATGGTGTTTTATATCACTTCCCGTTTAAAAATAATACATTTTTTGATAATAATAATGACCCATACGCTGTTTATTGTACTGATGTAATATACTTAGACCAAACTAATAATAATTTCTTTTATAGAAGTGCACCATACACTTACACTAATAAGTTTATAGGTAGAGAGGCACCTGACTATAATGAATACAAAGGTAACGTTGTTAATATGATGTTCCCTACCACAATTATGGATTTAGGACCTAAACAAAAATATTTACAAGAAGTATCAATTACAAATGAGTATGACGGTTATATTTTAAATAGATTATCACCCACAACATTTAATGATATTAGCGATTTATTAACTTTGTTAGTTGTAGCTAGATTAGTTAATACACTTAATTTTGGTGGTGTATTGTCTTATTTTAAAAGGGATAATGATTTTGTTGACGGTGATTATGCTCAATTAATAGCCACTAACTCTCAGTTTGGGGTGTATCCGTTTGAACAAGGGTATTATGGTGGTAATGATATTTATTCATATTCTCAAATTTTTGGAGTTAATAATGTTATTGGTGTGTTCTTTAAATCTAATTTGCAGGCTAGAGATTATATCACACCTAAAAGAAATATTTATTCGGGTATAGGTCCTTTTAGTACAATAAATTGTGCTCTTGAAGACATTCCTGTTTTTAGTCAAAGAGTACCATTCTACATGTGGTCTATTGCGAATAAACCAACAATATTTGGAGGACAAATAAATAATTGGGATACCAATTTAAATTTTTCAACTGAATTATTTTCTCACAGATATCAAGACTTAGATAGATTATTACAATCGTCTAGATATTTTAGACCTAATAATTTTAACCAAACTGATTATTTTAAAGGATATATATATGCGGTGAATTCTTCAGGTAACATTGACGCTGATGTCTCTTATTGGTACAAACCAACGGCACCTCAACAATCAATTTTAATGGGAGCTCCTTTTTATTTTTATTTTGGTTTAAGACAAGGTAGAACGGCCTTTGATAAATTTGCAGAATCTTGGGTAGATTTTGATGATATAACATATTAATGAGTAGTAGAATAGAAGATAGAGTAGTATTGGGGTCTTTAAGGTACAAGTCAGCACCTAATAGCAACTTATTATTTCAAGTACCGTTAGTACAGACGGTTAAAGAAAATATTGAATTTGATAGAACTATCAATTTTGATTTACAGCAGTTATATGACGACGAAAGACAAAGGTCAACAATATTCAGACCTATTGCTAAATTATCATTATTGTTTGATAACAAATATTCTGGTGTTACATCATATTATCCATATAAATCATCATTGTATTATGAAAATGTACAATCATTAGTTACGAATATTTGTACATTAAGCTCAATAAGTCTTTATTCGGGATATCCTCAATATTATGAATTTGATTTTATGAGGATTGATAATGATATCTCAGGTTATACTTCTCCTGATGTTACCAATAACATACATAAATTTTTTATTAATAAAAGTGCTGACACATATAATTGGTCCATTAACATGAGTTATGCGTATGATAACATTAAAAATAAACAAATGTCCGCATTTGATAAAGATTCTAACACTACTTTAAATTGGGTGGCATCTGATGGAATACCATTTGTTGTTTATAGAACCATGGACCAAAATCAGACAGTTATTTCATTTAGGTGCCCTATAACTCACGGACTTTCAGTTGGGGAATATGTTAAATTAAGTATTGATTATTTAGGTCAAGATACGTTCCAAGTATATTCGTTAGGTGACCCATACTATGGGACTGATGAATATATTTTTAATATTTATGATATTGGATTTACAGGTACCACATTTGTAAGTGGTGTGACGGGTACTTTTAAAAGAATAATTGATATTAATAATAGTGGTGATACTATTTCGGAATATTATGTTAGAAGACATAAAATTTTAACTGAAAGTGATGATTTAGTATTAGGTAAATCAGGATTTGAGCAACAGATATTTAAACAACAAAAAAAGAATGAAAGGGCAACCTATACACCAAATAAACAAAGTAGAATATCATTAAAAAATGGTAATACTGTGTATACGGCCTCATTTAATGAAGACATTGACATTTCATCATTAAGAGATAATCAAAATAGACCCTTAAGTGAATTATTTTACACTATAGTGTGGAAAGGTTATATGGGTTGGACTTTTGGTTTGTTAAGACCTGGTGGTGGTTATTATGGATTAAAACAAGGATGGGAATTTAATATACAACCATTAAGTACCAACCCTAACGCACCTAATAATTGGTGGGCTAATTCTAACACGAATTCAGATGCGGGATTTTCGGTTTTAAATTATACAACTACATTAGGAATACCTGGAAAACCATTTACATATATAAGACCAGTACAAAAGGGAGATATAGTTTTAGGAGATTACTGTGAGTGGAATAACTCGGAACAAACTGAAAGAGTTATTTCTGATTTATATCATAAATTTAGGTTTAATCCTTATTATTTTAATATTGGACTAACTCCTGACTCAAACCCATTTGGTGATAATTGTCGTGGTTACTATTATAAGCCACACTATCCTTTAAAAATAAGGGCGTTCTCTAATTATCTTGAAGAAGCTGATAGCCAAAATGTTGTAGGTATACCTGATTATGCTTATTACTCTACGACAGTTAACCAATTTATTTGGAGGGATTTATACCCATATGGGTTTATTGACACTGAAAATGTTGGGGTTAATTATCCATATTTAAATAACGCCCACTACCCATATAGAGATATTATTTTCAGATTAATTAGTGAAGGGGATACTTATGATTATGGGATAACAAATAATACCGTAGTTGCGGAACCAACTGTTGACGATTGTGAATAATAAATATAAATTTACTGTACCAGGGACTAATCAAAGTATATCTATTCCCATAGAAATCCAATGGGATTTTTTAGGGAGAGACGATAGTATTGATGTATATCAAGAAGATGTATTAAGAGTTATTGCGGGTTTACCTGAAGACTTTGAGGTTTTAAGGTTTGCTCATGACTCTTATACTAATAAAGAAATAACTTTGATAGATTATGAGTTTTATTTTTATTCTGGAGTCCCATCAAACGTTACCGCATCAACAATAACTGATTGGGGAAATAGTTATATATCTGAAGGATTTACAGGTCAAGAGTTATATTACAAAGCAAAACCTTTTATTAAATCATTCTTCAAATTAGATTTTTATGATACGACCGATAGTGTAAAACAAGTTAATTGCTTCACAATAATTTTACCTGCTTATAATGGTATTTTTGAAAAAATAAATATATCACCAACACTAACAAATGTTAATGTTGATAAACCTAAATTCTTATTAGATTATATACCATCACCAAGTAAACCGTCAAAAAAAGAAGGGTTTTTTATTTATTGGTTAAAATCAAAAACATTTGTGGATTTAGATACTTTTTATATGAGTGTTAAATTTTTTGATGCTAAGCAAGGTGTTTATGTAAGAATGATGACAGTTCCACAATCTTCACTACCTAATAAATTTGTATTTAATAATGATGATTATTTCTATAATAAAGTAGTCCTAAATTATAATACTAAAACGTATATGATTTATGATTATTTAGGAACTAGAGTGGGTGTTGGTAACCCAATAAAATGGTATGAATATGTTAACCCATAATGGATGATAGAATATATAATATAAGAATATCCCCTGAAGTAATTAATGGAGATATATTCTTAGTTAATTTTACTGGTGACTCTTATAATGAAGAATTTGATATTGAGATTTGTTGTGACATTTTCACAAGTGCTGTAACTAAGTATTACACAGGTCAAACCTATGTGTATTCGTCAATGACTGAAATACTTTCAGGAGGTACAAATGGAACTTCATTATTAACAGGGTTAACCATCCCAATATTTTTATCTGAAACTTGTATAGATATTGGGTATTATTCAACGTTTGATGGAGCTGTTTTACAGAAAGATGTAATGACTAATTTTTTATTTTCATCAACAACTCTAAATCCATATGAGTATTATTTTTATAATACATCTGATATTAACTCATTAAATTACTTACAGTTTTCCGATTATAAAGTAGATTGGGGTGATGGAACACCAGCTCAAACGGTTAGTTTTACTGCACCATTTTTCCAATCACATACGTATGTCCAAAGTGGAGATTATACTATATCTATGTCAGGTATGAGTCCTTGGGGATATAACATTGTGAAAAAAGATATTACAGTACCTTATACAAATGTAACAATCACAAATCCAAACGGGACTGCTTATTTTGTTCCTGCAGGTGGAAATTGGTCCGCAACTCCAATTATGTATGATTATATTTTTAGTGGTGATTCTAATTGTGACTTAGACGTTTATAATTTTTCGGCAACACCAATAACAGTTACAGGTTACACAACATCAAATGTTAATGGGTTACAAGTTTATGGACCCAAATATAATTTATTTGGGGGTAATTTTAAATTAGGGGTCCAAGTAACGGGAACATCTGGAAATATTGGGACATATTGGGGACCTGACCCATCAAATACTTACACCGCCTATACAATTAATGACATTGACTATTATGATTATAACGATGGAACTACAATATTCATTGTTCAAACATCGGGAATAACATCAGATATGTTAGTTTGTTCAGCATTAACAAAAAATGAAGTATTATTAAACGTTATTGATGAAGCAGAAGTACAAACTGATGTATTTATTGATAGAGGAAAAGTAAGTGCTTACGAAAGAGTACAAAGATTAAATGAAGTTGATAATATTGGTGAACTTACTAATTACGGATATAAGTTCTTCAATATTGTAAAATATTAAATAAAAATAATAAATTAATAACTAAATAAAATGGCAACTGGCGTTTACGGTACTATAAGACCCGCAGATGTTTCACCTGAAGATGTTGAGATAATTTTAAATTATACCCCATCTAGAGATGAGACAAACAATTTTCTATTAACAAAATTGGATGCACCATCAATACTTAAACCGTATTTTAATAATGCTGACACTGGTGGTAATGCTAATGTTGAATTGTTAGGGGGTTTATATAATTTAACATTACCTTCCGATGTCTTTAATAGAATAGGTATATATACCCTTTATATAAGACCTGCTCAAATTAGAACTACAATTTTGGATTGTGGTGTTTTATCCGCACTACCTAATGTTAAAGGTATAGTAATTGATTTAAATGCGGTTCCAACTAACTATAGAAATAAATTTGTTAATCAAGGATTAGTTGGTTTTAGAGTTGAGTATTTAAATTCTGATGGTACAAAAGTACCTAATTTTTTTAGATTAATTACCTCATCATTCTTTTGTGAGCCTGTGGTTCAAAATTTAACAAATACATCACAAAAAGCGATACGATACAGATATACCGATAGTAATACTAATTTAATATTTTGCACTTTATCACCATCATCGGCACCCACAAATAAACCAAATGCCACTCCATACATTGGGCAACCTGACCAAGATATTATTATAACTAATACATTTTTTAATCCAATAACTTTAGACATTGAATTGGCGGAACACGATTTCTCAACATTGGCAATTGCTCTTTATGGTAACCAAACTAAGTCAATGGATGACGGGATTTACACTGTTTACGACAGTAATAACAATATCTACAAACAATACAATCTTTATGAAATTAGAGACCAATTTAATAACCTATTGTATGAAGTTAGAGAAGATAGAGGTAATAACATTGATTTTAGTAAAAACTTTACAAATATAACTGAATAATGGCGATTAAAAAATATACTTGCCCACCACAAAAAGCGTCAGGAGCGGGAACATTTTCCGATGAATTAGTTGGATTTCAGTTAGTGCAAGGTGGTGGGTTAACTCAAGGTAATTTTGAGTTCACAACATCGGTTACGGAAAAAGTTAATAGAAATTTTAACACAGGAGTTTTCTCCAACCCCATCAATTTAGAAGGGTTAGGTGTGAATAGTATTGATGAATCTAAAGCTTTATTTGAAAACAATTTTAAAGTATATCCAAATTTTGATTTATCTCAGATTACTAATTTCACACTATATGGGTCAATGGTTAAAAGAATGTCAGTTTCTGTGGAAAAAATCATTAATTATTTCCCTGGAGCTATAGAGTCTAATTTTTTAGGTAAAGATTATACTACAGGACCAAGTGCTACTAATATAATATATAACCCTCAATTTGATGAAACTAGTTTTGATTTATCAATTTCAAAAATAAGTAACCCATTTGGTGTTGATTTTAGTGTTAACGCCACAAGGAATATGGAACTAAATGAAGTTGAAGTTTCCGAGTTAAGGAATATGACAACTCAATATGGTAAGTATTCATTGTATCTTAACGATAACGGGTATTCCGTAAAAAGAATTGTATCAACAACATCATTGACATCTGGGATATTAACTATTGTTGTTGAGGGTAACCCATTTTCGGGTGAATCAACCACCAATCAAACTTTAATTATTAGACCTAATGATTTAGAAGTTAATAAAGTTTTAAATGAATCGTTAGATGAGGTTGAAGATTTTTTACTGAATAGAAATGTAAACCCAAAATATACTGCAACATTCAAGATACCTAAAGTAGGTGATGATGGAACATATTATACCGAGTATCAAAATTTAACTTGGCCTTTATTAGGTAAGTGGAACTTAGATATCATAACGGGGGCATTCACTAATTACTTAAATAAATTAAACGAGGTAAGTATATCATTTGACGAATATAAGACAAATTTAATTTCACGGTTCTTAACCACAGGGGCCTTCAATGAGTTTGATACCATTGGTAGAAAAGTTGAGAAAGTACTACAAATTTATGGTAGAAGTTTTGATGAAACAAAAAAGTTTATTGATGCGTTAGCATATATTAATTCTGTTAATTACAATGTTGGTAATGACATACCGTCACAACTTTTAAAAAATTTAGCACAAACATTAGGATGGAGAACAAATATCTCACCAATATCTAATGAGGAATTATTAAATTCTGTTTTTGGTCAAAAAAATACTGATAAGTCGGCATTTAGTGGTGTTGATAGTGTAATGACACCTGATGAATTAAACTATCAATATTATAGAAACTTAGTTTTAAATTCGGCTTACCTATTTAAATCCAAAGGTACTAGAAAATCAATTGAAACTTTATTAACACTAATTGGTGCACCTGAAGCGTTGGTTGAATTTAATGAGTATGTGTATTTAGCAGACCAAAAAATTAATATGACTCAGTTTGATTCATACTATGCTCAAATATCGGGAGGTACGTATGTTCAAAATACGCCAGCATTAGACCCAAGTTATTTGTACTCTATAATGGGGGTTACGTATACAGGGTTCACAACTCAAGTCACGTTGCAAGATGTTAATATTGGTAGAGAAGAATATCCGATAGATGATAACGGTTTCCCATCGGCACCTGAAGATACGGAAGATTATTTTTTCCAAATAGGTAGTGGATGGTTTGAACAAACACCTCAACACAGGGCGTTAGAACAAGTTGATTTAACTAATAGCGTGTTTACTGGGTCCAACCCTAATTACCAAACGGTTTTAGAACCGTATTCATATGGACAAGTTTATTTAAATAGATTCCGTGAGTTTCCGTTCATGGATATCGGGTTTAGATTAAGACCAACTATTGATAATAATAAAAGTTGGACTGATAGAGAAATTGGTTTAAGAAGTAATTTAGATGGTAATTATAATGCAAGATATTTTACTAGTGATGATAAGTTAGTATTAAATGTTAAAAACGTTGATTTATTTTTAAATCCTGCCCAAGGAATCGCATACGACATATGGTATATGTCAAGACAATATAATTTCCCAATACCTAATGAAGGGTTAAATTATGTACCACAAATTAGTCAATTTTACAGTATTAGCTCAATATACCAACCAGGTTCTGTTGATATAACTTATAGTGCTTCTACTATCATACCACCATTGTTTGATATAACATTTAATTTTACAAATGTTTTAGGTACAATAAGTGGTGACGTAAGTGTAACTACAGGTATAACAATTTCGGCGGGTAGTACAACAGGTGTTACTAATGTAATATTACCTGATGATTATAGTGGGTTAACATTGACCAGTACGTTTACAAATATAAATGCAAATCCTAGTGAAATTTCATATGGACTTAGTGTTGTACCGTCATTCATTTCGGGTACAAGTGAAACGGTATTACCAACGCAATTTTACACTGTTTCACCGATAAACATTTACCCTAATAAAGGAGGTATTGATTGGACCGAAATAAATCCACAGCCAAAAATACAAACATTTTTTGAGTTCGCTCAAACTTTTTGGACTAATACCATTAATGTTAGAGATAGACAATTCAACTCAACTAGAACTGGAGGTTACCCAACATTAGGTTCTATTTTTTGGAGGTATTTAGAATCTGAAGGCAGAATTGGTGTAAAGAACGATAATTTTTCATACAAAACAATGATAGAATATGTCAATGGTCTTGGTGATTATTGGATTAGACTTGTTGAACAAATGATACCTGCGACAACCATATGGAATACAGGTGTTAAATATGAGAATTCAATCTTCCATAGACAAAAATTTGTATGGAGAAGACAAAGAGGATGTGAAATCATTCCTGTACCTTGTAAACCTTGTGAATTAACGACAAATATATTTCCTGTTGATTGTCCTGTACAATCTACTGAATGTCCTGTTTATCCTTGGGATACAAATCCACAAATACAACAATTTAGTGGTGTTTTGGCTTATTTATTAAATCAATATTTGACCGCCAACGGTTATACATTAAATGATTGTTTAATAAATTCATTAAACTCAAGTTGGTTTGTTGATATTAGAATAAATGATGTGGTAATTGTTCAAACACCATTCTTTAATGGGGTGGGATTAACAGTACCTAATATTAGTTATCCGACTACAACTACGGCTTGGTTATCAGGATTAACTGATTCATTAGAATCTTTAAAAATCTATGGATATGATTATTATTTTACAACTGAAGATACTGTTGTTGTATTTAATAATATTTGTTCTGAAGATGATGATGGTGTTAATTTAAAAATTAATGTCGGAATAAATTTTAATATATTATGTAATTAATGTCTTGTCCTTTATCATATAGTTTAAATATAACAGGTGATTGTTCTAATATAAATGTTGGGACTTTTGAACTTAGTATTCTTGGTACGGCACCTGATTATACAATACAATGGATTAGTCCTGCATCTTATGGTACAATTGCTTTAGGACCTGGGGTTACAACATATAGTGAGAGTGGATTATCTGCCGCGACTTACACATTTAATATTATAGATAGTTGTGAACCTAATACAGTAGTTCCTGTTAATGTTTATATATCAAGTGGGACTTGTGTATCTATTGAATCGTTTGAAGATACTTTATGTGGTGAGAATAATGGTTCTTTAAGTGCTGTTACAAGTGGGTATTATGGGACAGCAACTTTTTCATTGTATGATTCTGTTTATGGTTTTATAATGTCAGCATCAACCGCTGGTAATTCTTATCAGTTTACTAATTTATCCGCAAGTACATATTATGTAATTGCTAATGATGGTGGTGGTTGTACAGGTCAAAGTGAATCTGTTATAATTAAAGACTCAAGTACCATAGATTTTGGTTTTTATGTTGTTAATGATGCGGGATGTGCGGTTAATTCAGGTAAAATATTTATAACAGGGTTAACGGGTAATCCTCCGTACACTTATTTATGGTCTAATGGTCAAACAACATCAAGTATTAGTGGATTAACCGCAGGGTTTTATAATGTTACGGTAACTGATAGTACAGGGTGTGCGGTTAATAAAGTAACTTCAGTTTCAGAAGTACCTAGTGTAGGTATTGCGTCTATTTTAACAACAGACCCATCTTGTTATTCTTCGGATGGTGAAATTACTGTTATTGTTACGGGCGGTACTTCACCGTATAACTTCTCCGCCTCAACATTAGGTAATTACTTTACATTTGACACTGAATACACATTTACTAATGTATCTAGTGGGAATTATAGTATATTAGTGACTGATGCGGGACTTTGTACTACAAGTGCAACAATAACGGTCACAACTCCAGGAGGATTTTCGGTTGTATCGTTTTCGTATTCTCCAACGGTATGTGGGGCATCTGGATATGTCACGATAGTATTGAATGGAGGGTCACCACCTTACAACTACACTTTAAGTGAAACAGGTGGGCCAACTACAACGCAAACAACAAATAGTTCAACTTGGACCTTTAATAATTTATTCTACGGTGAATATACTTTAACAATATCTGACGATGGTCCTTGTGAATATAGTAATACCTTCACAATTGAGAATGATAATGCGTTTATTTTGTCAACAAGTGTTACAGGTACTACTTGTGGTGATGATAATGGGATAATAACTGTTGAAGTTTCAGGAGGAACACCTTCTTACACATATACTTTAGATGGTAGTGAAATTGTTATTAGTCCTTTAAGTTCGGTAACTTTTACTAATCTAACATCAGGATTACATAGTATAAATGTTGTGGATGATAATGGGTGTACCCAAACAATATCGGCAAATGTGGCAACATCAAGTGATGTTGATTTTATTTTAGTACCGACCGATGCTTTAGGGGGTAATAATGGTTCAGTAACAGCGTTAATAACTAGTGGAGAACCACCATTCACATTAACTTGGAGCCCAAACGCTAGCGGACAAACAGGGTCAACTATAACGGGGTTAAGTGCTGGAACCTACTCATTGACTGTTGTTGATGACAATGGGTGTGAGTCAACTACGGAAGTTATAGTTAATGGTAATGTTTTATTATCATCTTATCAAGTTTATAGCGTTTGTGATTCTGACTTATTAAATTATGGTGAAATAATTTTAAAAGGACCTAAACAGATGTTACTTGATGGGTTTTATAGTTTAAGTTCGGGGGATACAAATTGTATTTTGAATCAGGCTATATTTGAAGCATCCGTTACAGTTAGCGGAGTTACCACAACCCAAACATTTTTTACGGGAGAAACTTTAAATGATTACCCAACTACCCAACAATGGAATGATGTTATTGGAAGTTTAATATTAGGGTATGATGGTATTGGTTCTGTTATTTTTGATATTGAAACTAATCAAATGACTATTTTAACTGATTGTAATTCCGAAATTTCATTAAATGATGCTAATATTATAATTAATATGATAATTCATTACGATATTTCGTGTGTCGCTTGTTATTGTCCCGTACCTGAATTTACCCCTATTAATTGTGAAATAACTGAAGAGTATTGTGAAACCGAAGAAACTAAAGTAATCTATGATATTAAATGGCCTTTATTTGGAATTGATTTATTAGACAATTTGGATATTATACCTACTAGATGTCAAGAGTTACCAAATTATCCTGATTGCGGTGTTATTGAGAGTAAACAAATTGAGTTTAGAAATGCTAGAAATGCCTATTTGTCTTATATAAATAATTATCTTTTAGCCCTTTCAGTGGGTAGAATTAGTTATGCCCAATCCATTCCTGTTGTATTACCACCATCTAGATACGAGGGTGATTATTTTTACAATGGGCCTGAAAATGTTGGGTGGACGCAATTCAAGGTAATACAAGGATGTAGTTGTAAAAAAATATTTGAGGAAAATGGTTTAGTTGGGCCTCAATATGACTTTGATATCGTATGGTTAACTGAAGTCCAATCATATGGTGATTTACCATTAACAGGTAATTTTGGTGAATTTTGTTTTGTTATAGACGATGGTGTTTTTTATAAATGGGACCCTAATACAAATACGTGGATTAATGAAAGTTCACCAATAATAGGTTATCCTGATATTGAAGATTGTGCTGCGGTACAAAGAGCTCAAAGAGATTATTATCTTTTATCATTAAACCAACTTATGTTGGTTTGGAGGTCTTTTACTTGGTCGTCATTTCATATCCCATTATACCAAATTTTTAAATATAATAGTTAAATATAATTTATATGGATATTTGTGATTATCTAAACGGAAATATTATTGGGACTGGTACTACTGAGTCTGATTGTACTACTTGGGGGGATATATATTTATATGCTAATAATTCAAAAAACGCATTCATCCAAGCATTAAAACAATTTATAAACGCTGCAACACCATGTACTTCAGGTGAAACTTGTGGTGAGGTATACCAAGAAAAAATATACCAAGATTTTTGGGAGGGATGTTTCATTGATTACCATAAAAAATTCCAAGTGTTTTTTAACATGATGCAATGTTCACCACAAACAGGGGTTCAAAATGAAAGTATTAATTTACCAACAAGTGGAGGTACTATGGTTTCTTATAATTACACTGTGGATTATGGGGATGGTAGTTTTGATTTAACGATAGCCGAAGAATATCAAACAATGGAGGCGGAATTTATGTGTTGTATTAAAAACATAATGGTATTAATAATGGGTGAAACTTTTGAAGGTACATCATACGTCAATTTTAATTACATCACTTAAAATAAATTGTTGATAAGAAAAACTTCTGAATTATATTTCCTATATGGTTAATAATTTAAAATTTGTTTCAGCACAACCTGATGTTCCATATTTTCATTGGCAAATAAAAGTCTACGTACATAATTTTATTGAAAAGGGTATAAATCCAAATAACATTCACGTTCTTTTAGCGATGGTTCACGGAAAAAAAGAACCTAGTGAAGAATCATTACGTTTAAAAGATATGGGTATAAATGTTCATCATTATGTTGATGAGAGAGAAAAAAAACATTATATCCCTAACATTAAACCGTTTTTAATTTATAAATGGCTAGAAGAATATCCTGAATATGGTAAATCTTTTTTTCTGCATGATGCTGACATTATTTTTAGAGAGTTACCCGACTTTGATAAATTAATGGGAGATGATGTAATTTATCTTTCCGATACTGTAGGTTATATTGGGTACAATTATATTATGGATTGTTGTGAACGGTATGAGAAACAACACCCAAATTCCGAAAAAGGTCAGTTAATTCAAGAAATGGTTGATATTGTTGGGATTGACGTTGAATGTGTTAAATGTAATCAACTTAATTCAGGTGGAGGACAATATATAATAAAAAACACTGATTCAGAAATTTGGAAAAAAATATATGACGATTGTGTTCCATTATATGACCAAATGTTAAATTATCAAAAGAGATTCCCTATAAGTCCTGGTGAGATTCAGTTTTGGACCGCTGAGATGTGGTCAGTATTATGGAACTTATGGTATTTTGGTAAAGAAACTAACATTACCAATGATTTAGATTTTTCTTGGGCGACTGATACTGTTAATTTATATGAAAAAAAACCAATACTTCATATGGCTGGAGTGACTCAAGATTTAAGAAATACAAAATTCTATAAAGGGGATTATATTAATCAGGACCCACTTCAAAAACTTGAAGAAAATCCTAACTATTTTAATTATATAGATAAACATAGCTCAACCATTAAATATATTGAAGTTATGAAGTCATTAATTAATAAAAAAACCAAATAACACATTATTTATATAAAAAAAACTGTAATGTCAGAAAACGTTAATGAATGTTCACCTATAACCATTTTCCCTATGGGTGTGGTATGTGTTGTGACTAATCCTAGTAAACCTAGAGCATCTAACGGTACCGCAACTTTAATTATAACAGGAGGGACACCACCATATAATATTGTGTGGGAAAATGGGAATAATACAGTTTCAATAGATAATCTGTCGGAAGGGTCTTATTCGGCAACAATAACTGATTATTATGGTGATTTTATTATTAATACAACTTGTGTTCTAACAACTCAGGGGACAACTACTACCACAACAACATCAACAACAACATCTCAACCAACTTATGATTTTTGTATGGTTATTTCATATTACGATTATGTTGGTAAACAAGTTACTGAAGTTAACTTGCTAATTCACTTTAACCCTAATGGATTATATGACGGATACCCAACTTGGATTTCAGATGATATGTTATATTCTATAATATGGGATACAGTTGACAACAGATGGGAATTGGTTGACACATTAACTAATTTAGTTGTTATAAATAATAACCCAGCATACCCACCATTAAGTGGTTGGAACATATTAGGTGTTGATGGAAGTGTAACTGTTTACGAAGGTGAATGTCAAAATAATGATAATTTAACCATAAGTGCAAGTGTTAATTATAAAGGTTGTGATTACAGTTGTTTAAATTCTATCACAATTACTGGTGGCGGAGGGGTACCACCTTATCAATACTCCATAGATGGGGGGGTTACTTGGGTGAGTAGCCCAATATTCCAAGGAATATGTAATGGGTTATATTCACCACAAATAAAGGATTCATTGGGTACTATCGTCGCTAGCAATAATATAACAGTTATAGGAATACCTTGCTAATTTTTAAAATAAGATATTTATAAATAAAATATGAGTTATATAATAAAAAATACATCAGCGTTAATTAATAGTAGGTTAACTGATACGGGAAGACAAAGGTTATCCGAAGGTAATTTTAATATTTCATATTTCCAAATTGGGGATAGTGAGGTGTCATATGATGTATTACCAAGTTCGTATAACCAATATAATACGATGATATTGGAACCAGCATTTAATGCTCAAAATTCAAGTGGAGTTCCTCAATCAAACAAACAAAATGTTAAATATCCTTACTACGTTGATGGTTTTACGGGTAATACTTATGGGATTCCTTATATGGATTCAGTAGTAAGTCCTGTATATAATAGGGCGGAGCCTAGAGGTTTTTTTACGGGAATTACGGTTAATGATTTTACATCTTGGAGTGCTTATACTGATAATAGTCATACTATTAACTCTAATTATATAGTTGATATGACTACATTAAATGGGTCAAATATCATTGAAATTATTTATTCTGGTTGTAACCTAAATATAGGTAGATTACCTCAAGTTGGTGATTTTATTACAATATATTATGATGGTATGGCTAAACAAGATTGTGGGTGTGGCACTGAAACTACCACAACAACCACAACCACCACTATACCACCAACCACAACGACAACGACAACAATACCTTGTGAAACAACTACTACTACAACAACAGTGTTCCCAACACCGACCCCTGTAGAAGTACCTAATTGTGCGATGTCAATGTATAGCTGTTATCCAATATTAACATATAGGATTATTGATGTATGTCATAACCAAATCACATTAGATAGACCTACACCTGACTTTACTTATTTGTTGGGGAATTGTTATTCCCGAACTTTAATATACCCACCAGCAATGGTACCTTTTTATGATAGTGAAACTCCCTTACAACATTTTGGAATTGATGTGATTGATTTTGAATCAGTTTGTAATACTGACCAATTAGATGTTAAGATATGGAATATGAATATTCCTTGGTCAGAAACTTTAGCTGGTATTAATAATTCGGTATATAAAGGATTTAGTGACTTTGGTTCGGTTGATTATATTGGAACTAAAGAATATTTGGGGTATCAATCAAGTTCAGGTCAGACCGATACTGATTCGGTATATTTTTATAATTCATTTGATGAAAAGGTTGTGGTAACACCTGAAGAACAAAAGGCTATTGCTATTATTCATTACACTAATCAAACTATTGATTTTGTTTATGGTGAAAAATTCGCATTAGAACCATTAGACCCGAATGTACCTGAAGATACTTTAGGACAAGCAAGAAATTTTAAAATGTGTTTACCTTGGTTAATGTGGCATAAAAACCCTGATTGTTGTCAAGGGCAATGTTTTTATGTGGACCCTCCAGGATTTGAGGAGTTTGATTTATTTCAAGTAGAATATATTGAGTCTAAGAAAAACATTGATATGAATTTACCTGGTATTCGTTACTATCATCTTTGGGATACTAACCCTAATAGTAACGGATTACCTAATAGAATTGGGAAAGTATTTCCTGACCACAAAATTGTGGTTATAGACGATGAGGAGATTATAGCTGCAATGTCGTATAAATCAAATAGAAACTGGACATTACCAGCACCTAAAACATCTTTAGTTACACCTAATACTTGTGGAAGTGAAAGTCAATCAACCCAAGGAGTTTTAACGGGTAATACTGAATATATGTATGTTACTTATAGATTAAGTAATGATATGTCATTTACCAATTCATTACATTGCAATTATTACATTAAACAACAGGGTCCTAATCTAAATTGTAATGATATTTCATCACAAAATGTTGCGGTGAGATTCGGAGGTGAATTTGGGTGTTTAAATTACCAACCGTACAATCCATCTACAACAACTACCACAACAAGTGTCTATACAACAACTACAACAACCATTTGTCCGACGAATTGTGATATTACAACAGGATATTTAGGAACCAAATTTGAAATAATTTGTCAAAAAGTAACTGGTGATGGAAGACCTGACCCTACGGATTGGAAAATTATTGATTTCACCGATTTATTATCTGCAACCACAATTAATGGTCACATTACTCAAGATGGATTGACAGGTACAACATTTGTGATTACTGATGATTTATATAACAATGCCCCCACTTATGATTTAAGTGATTATCTTGATTTAACAACACTTGGTGATACTGGTACCCAACTTAATTTTGGTGATGAGTTTTATTTTTATGGAACACTTGAAACGGATATTCAAGCAACTATATATGAGATGAGGTACAAAATTAATTTAAGTCAAGCCGAATTCCAAGCAAGTTCAAACCCTGGATGGGTCAATGGTACAACATCTTACATAACTGAAGTTGGACTTTATAATTCTAAAAAAGAGCTTATGATTATATCAAAATTGCAATCACCAACACCAAGACAAGGGATTCAGCAATTTGTTATAAAATTTGATTTTTAAAATTATGAGTAAAACCTTAAAAGAAAGCCCAAAAGTTTTGGGTTTAGATATCTCAACTCGTACCATAGGGTGGGCGTTATTTGATATAAAAAATCAAGAATTATTAGAATTGACTCACATATCGCCAAGACCAAAATCAAAAGATAATGGTGAGAATAGTAAAATAAAAGAACTATTATTAAAGGCCGAGATATTTAGAACCAAATTACTTGAATATAAAAATTTAGGTATCGTTAAAGTCATTATAGAAGAACCATTATTGAATTCAAACAATATTAATACGGTCCAAACCCTATTAAGATTTAATAGTTTTCTTTGTAAAGAAATATATGATATGTTAGGGATTGTACCTGAGTTTATTTCTACGTATAATTCAAGAAAGTTTGCATTTCCTGAACTAGTCCAACAAAATGATAAAGGGAAATATGTTTTATTTGGTGGTTTACCAAAAGATATTGATAAGAAAATGATTATATGGGAAAAAGTTGCAAAACTTGAACCACAAATTCAATGGTTGTATACTAAGAACAATACCCTTAAAAAAGAAAATTTTGACCAAACAGATGCCTATTGTTGTGTCCTTGGTTATATGAAACAACTTGAAGTTTGGTAATTATACACTTTCAGTAAACCATTCTGGACCTGATAAAATAGTAATCATTTCTGAGTTATTATACGGACCTTCCATATAACTTAAATCAATAAGAAATGTAGGGTCAGTTTCCGATTGCCATCTTATAAAAGTTTTAGTACCGTCAATACTAAATCCCAATTCAGAAATACTTCTTTCTAAAATTTGATTAAAATCAACTTTGCTAAGTTCTGATGTTAAAATAATTAAATACTTTCTCATAAACCAAATCTATCTTTTTCTGAATTAAAATTATTGGTGACCTCAGTAGAGCTTAATTCTCTGTTATATATTCTAATAATAGCGATATAACCTTGGAAATATTCTTGAGGCGAACCTGCTTGGAACCTACCAACCCGTAAACTAGAAACGTTTGTAACTGTCCCAAAAGGGTCCCCATTACTACCAACTGAAGTACCGTTAAGATATAAATTACCACCACTTGGGCCGTGTGTTGCAACAACGTGAGCCCATGTATTTGCGGTTAATACTGTTGGTGATGATGTATAATTAATTGCCGAACCATCAGCAATAAAATTAATATTTCCCGATGTATTAATTCTCAATCTATAACCGTTATTACTATCTTTTGAAATTATATTAGGGCTATTAGTAAACCCTGTTGGTCTAATAAACGCCTCAACAGTACAACCCGTTGATAATTGTATTGATGCGTTATTACCATCTAACCCATCATCACCAGCACCATCAAAAAGTAAACTACCATAAACTTGAGGTATATTTGGAAAATACGTAACACCCGAACTTAAGACGGTATCGTTATTATTTGTTGTTAAATCAAGTAAATTGGTACTCCCTGAATAAGAATTTTCATTACCCGCATCATACCATAAAACTAATCCTGACTGAGTTAGATTACAACTTGGACAACACCCCACGGCTGTTACAGACCCAGCACCTGAACGGGATGGGGTAGTACTGGAACATACATATACAGGACTCTGAAAATTATTTATAATAATTGGTGATGTTGCGGCCTCATCACAACAAGGGGTAAATGTAAATGTTGTATTCGCAGGAAATGAGTTTGACACCAATTCATACTGAAGACAACTACAAGTTGGTGTTGGTGTTGGTGTTCTTGTTGGAGTAACGGTTCTTGTAGGTGTATTTGTTGGTGTTCTTGTTGGAGTAAGAGTTCTTGTTGGTGTATTAGTAGGTGTTCTTGTTGGAGTAACGGTTCTTGTAGGTGTATTGGATGGTGTTCTTGTTGGAGTAACGGTTCTTGTAGGTGTGTTGGTAGGTGTGTTGGTAGGTGTATTTGTTGGTGTTACAGTATTAGTTGGGGTATTAGTTGAAGTTCTTGTAGGTGTATTTGTTGGTGTTCTTGTTGGAGTAACGGTTCTTGTAGGTGTATTTGTTGAGGTATTGGTTGGTGTAACGGTTCTTGTAGGTGTATTTGTTGGTGTATTTGTTGAGGTATTGGTTGGTGTGTTAGTAGGTGTCCTTGTAGGTGTTACAGTATTAGTTGGGGTATTAGTTGAAGTTCTTGTAGGTGTGTTGGTTGGAGTATTTGTTGGAGTAACGGTTCTTGTAGGTGTATTTGTTGAGGTATTGGTTGGTGTAACGGTTCTTGTAGGTGTATTTGTTGAGGTATTGGTTGGTGTGTTAGTAGGTGTCCTTGTAGGTGTTACAGTATTAGTAGGTGTCCTTGTAGGTGTTGCAGTATTAGTAGGTGTTTGAGTGTTACTTGGTGTTGGTGTAGGAGTTACATCATCAGTACAGATTATTAAAGTTGCGCTTGATAACGTACCAGCATCTACTACCGCAAAATCTTGGATATATAATGACCAAGTACCATTTGAATTTGGTGGTTGTATTCCGTCAAATACAGTAAACTCAGGTGAGTTACCAGGAGCCACCAAAGGAGGTACTGGACAAGGGGCACTAAACGTCATTGAGTTTTGTATTGTAGAGTTATTACCAAATGTACCTGAACTAAATCCATTCCAATCAGGCGTTGAGAAAGACGTTAATGTAACTGTTACATTAGTTGCGGTTGTAACACCACCTATTCTACCCGCAATTAATGAATAAGTTGAATTATCAGGTGCAACTAAAACCATCCCAACGTCCCCAACCGCATTGTGAGAATAACCACTAAGTACAAATTTAACATCTGTAATTGGTGTAACTAAACCTGATACTGTAAAAGTTATAGGGTATACTGATGCGGTTGTATTATCGTTAATTATAATATTTGTCTGATTTGAAGGGAATGAAAAACAGAATTGTGAAGGGGTTTCAGTTAATGTAGGTGTGTTTGTAGGTGTTGATGTTCTTGTAGGTGTATTTGTAGGTGTTGATGTCCTTGTAGGTGTGTTTGTTGATGTCCTTGTAGGTGTTGATGTCCTTGTAGGTGTGTTTGTTATAGTGTTAGTAGGTGTTTGGGTAGGTGTTTGGGTAGGAGTTGGTGTATTAGTTGGTGTTCTTGTTGGCGTCACCGTATTGGTCGGGGTGTTAGTTGAGGTTCTTGTCGGAGTGTTAGTTGGTGTAGATGTTCTTGTAGGTGTATTAGTCGGAGTATTTGTATTAGTCGGAGTATTAGTCGGAGTATTAGTTGGTGTTGGTGTTGGAGTTGGTGTTGGACATATACCTCCAGAACAAAATCCACCTATAGTGAATTCTAATTTAGGACTACTAACAATAGGATTACTACCACAAACTCTAAATGAATCATTACCTGGATTTGTAACACCTGTAACGGTAACATTTGAACAATCAACATAACTATATGTGATAAAACCCTCTATTGTTGTATCTAAAAAGTCAATACAATTACATGGGTATTGAGTTGGTGTTGGTGTTACAGTATTAGTTGAAGTGTTAGTTGGTGTCTGAGTATTTGTTTGAGTTGGTGTCTGAGTACTTGTTTGAGTTGGTGTTACAGTATTTGTAGGGGTATTAGTTGGTGTATTCGTTGCGGTTCTTGTAGGGGTATTAGTTGGTGTGGATGTTCTTGTAGGGGTATTCGTTGAGGTATTCGTAGGAGTGTTAGTAGGAGTGTTAGTAGGAGTGTTAGTAGGAGTAACGGTATTTGTTGGTGTATTCGTTGCGGTATTTGTTGGTGTATTTGTTGAGGTGTTAGTAGGTGTAACAGTATTTGTTATCGTGTTTGTTGGCGTATTAGTTGGTGTATTTGTCGGTGTTATAGTGTTAGTAGGAGTATTAGTTGAGGTATTCGTTGGAGTATTAGTAGGTGTAACAGTTCTTGTTGGTGTGTTAGTCGGAGTTTGAGTTGAAGTAATAGTTGGAGTTACGGTATTTGTAGGAGTGTTTGTTGGTGTCTGAGTTAATGTGTTCGTTGGTGTTAAAGTATTAGTCGGTGTATTGGTTGGAGTTTGTGTTATTGTACCTGTAGGTGTAATTGTGTTTGTAGGTGTGTTCGTAGGGGTTTGAGTAATAGTGTTGGTTGGTGTTAAAGTATTTGTAGGTGTATTTGTAGGGGTGATAGTAGATGTTACAGTATTTGTAGGTGTATTGGTTGGTGTTTGAGTTGATGTATTAGTAGGTGTTATAGTGTTAGTAGGTGTAACAGTTCTTGTTGGAGTATTAGTAGGTGTGTTAGTCGGAGTTTGAGTGGAAGTATTAGTTGGCGTTACAGTATTCGTTGGAGTATTTGTAGGTGTGTTGGTCGGAGTTTGGGTTGAAGTGTTTGTTGGGGTTACAGTATTAGTTGGAGTATTCGTTGGTGTGTTAGTTGCAGTTCTTGTTGGTGTAACGGTATTCGTTGGAGTATTTGTTGATGTGTTCGTAGGTGTTTGAGTTGATGTGTTTGTTGGGGTAATAGTATTTGTCGGCGTATTAGTTGGTGTATTTGTTGATGTGTTTGTAGGTGTATTTGTTGGAGTACCTGTGTTAGTGGACGTATTAGTCGGAGTTTGTGTTGAAGTTATTGTCGGTGTAACAGTATTTGTAGGTGTATTTGTTGGAGTTTGAGTTGAAGTATTAGTTGGTGTGACAGTATTCGTAGGTGTATTAGTTGGTGTTTGAGTGGGGGTCTCAGTATTAGTTGGGGTTATCGTGTTAGTTGGCGTTTGAGTAGGTGTTTCAGTATTAGTTGGGGTTATGGTATTAGTTGGCGTTTGAGTAGGTGTCTCTGTGTTTGTTGGTGTGATTGTGTTTGTCGGTGTGACTGTGTTAGTTGGTGTTTGAGTAGGTGTTTCAGTGTTAGTTGGAGTAATAGTGTTAGTTGGGGTAATAGTGTTAGTTGGTGTTATTGTGTTCGTAGGGGTGTTCGTGGGAGTTTCAGTGTTAGTTGGTGTTATTGTGTTCGTAGGGGTGTTCGTAGGGGTCTCAGTATTGGTTGGTGTTATTGTGTTCGTAGGGGTGTTCGTAGGGGTCTCAGTATTGGTTGGTGTTATTGTGTTAGTCGGCGTTTGAGTAGGGGTCTCAGTATTGGTTGGGGTTATCGTGTTAGTTGGGGTAGGTGTAGGAGTTTCAGTGTTAGTTGGTGTTATTGTATTTGTTGGGGTGTTCGTAGGGGTCTCAGTATTGGTTGGTGTTAATGTGTTCGTTGGAGTGTTCGTTGGAGTTTCAGTATTAGTTGGGGTAATGGTATTAGTTGGGGTATTAGTAGGTGTTTCAGTCGGAGTTGGGGTAATGGTATTAGTTGGCGTTTGAGTAGGTGTTTCAGTATTAGTTGGAGTTATTGTATTAGTTGGTGTAATTGTGTTAGTCGGTGTTTGAGTAGGAGTCTCAGTATTAGTAGGTGTTAATGTATTCGTAGGTGTGTTCGTAGGGGTCTCAGTATTGGTTGGTGTTATTGTGTTAGTCGGTGTTTGAGTAGGAGTTTCAGTAGGTGTATTCGTCGGAGTTTCAGTAGGTGTGTTCGTTGGTGTTTCAGTAGGTGTATTTGTTGCAGTTTTTGTTGGTGTGTTCGTCGGAGTTTCAGTTGGTGTGTTAGTTGGTGTTTCAGTTGGAGTGTTAGTTGGCGTCTCAGTTGGAGTGTTAGTAGGGGTCTCAGTTGGTGTATTTGTTGCAGTTTTTGTTGGGGTGTTAGTAGGTGTTTCAGTTGGGGTGTTAGTAGGTGTTTCAGTTGGGGTGTTAGTAGGTGTTTCAGTTGGGGTGTTAGTAGGTGTTTCAGTTGGGGTGTTAGTTGGAGTTTCAGTTGGGGTGTTAGTTGGAGTTTCAGTTGGGGTGTTAGTTGGTGTTGGAGTTGAAGTTGGAGTCGGTGTTGGAGTCGGTGTTGGAGTTGGGGTTGGGGTTGGGGTCGTAATTAGTGATATACAATAAACAATTTCAAATCGTTCACAACCATCATTTGTTATAATTTTAATACCAACTGCAGGTGCGCTATCAAATTGACTGGGTAATAAAAATGTTGTACTTGGAGGTACTAAAGTATTAATTGTTGCAATTAGAACACATTGATTACCAAATACGTCACAAACGTAAATCTGATATGGGTTTGGTAAACCTGATATGTTACTTATTTCAATTGAAGTCATTATATTACATAAATATTTAATTCACTTTTTTATATCTGAATAAAACTAAGTTTATGCGAGACACTTTTCACAGGATGCTGTAACGGATATAATCGGTGAACCTAAAATTATGTTAGGGTATGTAATTGAACAAAAACTAATTGAACCTTCATCAAAAGTATATGGTGACGGTAATGATTCACCACAACATGGAGTATATTCAAATGTGATAGAATTGCCTTTTGTTGTATTAACAGTATAAGTATAACACTCAGAAAAAGTTGTACAAACAGCACAACCACCTAAATTAGATAATCCTAAAGGACCAACATTTAAAATTATATTATTAACCCCGATTACTTGAGTTGTAATCCCAACATATGAAATACATTTAGTTAATCCGTCAACAGTTGAATAGAATACTTGATATTGTTCTAAAGTCCCTCCTGATGGGATAGTTACGTTATTAGTGGTATAATACATTGTTCCATTGTAACAATCTTGAAATTGTTTACTCACAGGACAATTAATCATTTCATTAACCGTATTAAATGTTACATCACCAGAGTATTGACACGGCCTTTCAACAATACCCGAAGGTGTTGGTGTTATTGTAGGAGTCGGGCTTGGTGTTGGCGTAAACGATAAAATAGTTGCACCAACATTTACACCTCCACAAACATTTGTTGGACTTGGTGTTGGGGTAGGTGTGGGTGTTGTTGTTTGAGTTGGGGTGGGGGTAGGGGTTGGCTCAAACTCGCAATTAAATAACGATTCAAAATCAAAAGTATCACAAGGTGACGTTGTTGTAGTTGTGGTTGAACAAGTTCCTTCAGAAAAATATTCTGAAAGTAAATCAGGACAAACACTAACACAAGGTGATTTACCTGAAAGAAAGCAAGGACCGTCTAAAGACATCGCTAAACACCATTGAGTGTTACCTGTTGAATAATAAATAAATAAACCATTAGATTCCCCAACCCAATAAGGTTTACCGTTATGTAAACCACTCTCAATGTAGTTATCATCATATGATATATTTTCCGTATTTGAAACACAATAACCTGATGTGTTACATATATCACCACAACAATCACTTTCTTCAGAACAATTTTCTTCTTGTAAAACAAATTCACTTAAAACACTTTCACCTGAAACTATTATATCATCTTGATAATAATAAAGTGTTGGTGACATTGGTGTTTCGCAGAATTCATATGAAACACAAGTTCCACTACATTCAGAATAAACATATCCTGAAGGACAAGTATAACCTGATGAATCGTAATTACCTAATGTGTCTTGAACTATAGTAAATTCTGTTTGGCCTGATGTTGTGAATATTATATAAGGTTCTAATGCCGCATAAGTCGTTAAACCAGTTAATGTTGCTAAATCACCATCATAAATCTCACATCCAAAACCACCTTGACTACCAGCATTTAATCCGTAAACCTCCAAAGTATGGTCACCTGCACCAATCTCAACGGGGTATACGTTCCATCTTTTAAAGGATTGACCGTTACTCGTTGTGAAAGGATTAGGAGGTAAAGAAGTATCTACAATAAGATTACCATCTAAGACAAGTCTAAAATCATCATCAGCCCCAATTCCAACCCAGTATGTTTTTGTTTCAGTAATCCCTGATAAACAAGATGAAAATCCTAACCATTTGTTGAATGGTGGTGCACTTCCACCTGTTGTTGGCCAAATGGCACATCTATTTAAAGGGCCTTCAGAAATAGTGTCACCAACATTTTCCCACGAATCAACACCTGTAACTATAGTATATGTTGCACCTGAACCACATTGACAAAATCCTGGTTGGTAAAAATAACTACCAAATTGTGAATACACAAAAAATGATGTGGCAACCGCCGATAATGGTGATACAGGAGGTGTTGCGGCTGTTGTAATTTCTCTGTAGCAAGATGTTTCGTCATAAACGACCCATCCGTCACCCGCACAAATACTACAATCTGCGGAAGTTGTCATACAATAACAGTAATACCCTCTATCTGTAAATTCATTTACAACAGGGGTTGACTCACAATCTAAAAAACCATCAATAAAGACGGTATTATCGGTGTATAGGGTATTACCTGTTGATGAACTAATATCATTAGGGTCAATTCTGACTAATAAACAATTACAACTCATTATGGTATTAAATTTTCTTCAACCGAGCAACCGTTATTATCCACAATTTTTAAATTATATGATGATTGACCATCCAATAATGTAGGTACGTTAAATACATAAGGAACAGTTGAAATTGTACTTATATATATGCAAGTTGTGATTGGGTCATCACATATGTATATATCGTATGGTTGAACTCCCGAAATTGTGTTTATGGTTATTTGCGTCGGCATTTATTTTGTTTTTAAAATAAATATAAAGGAGGTCAAAAACTTGTGAAGGTTGATTCATATATTATTTATTCTTATTTTAGGTGTAATGTCAGACGATAAAGAAATATTGGTTGAATTGCTCAAAGAAATTTTGGGTGATGAGAAACTTCACTACGAACATAGGGGTCAAATCTCATTTGATTGTCCTGTTTGTGATGAGGATAGACACAAGGGTAATCTTGAGGTTAATTATTTCTCACATGTTTATAAATGTTGGTCTTGCGGCGATAGCGAGGGGACTCACGGACCTTTGGGTAAGTTGTTTGATAAATATGGTAATCGTAAACAAAAAAAGGTTTATAAAATCCTCCAACCAGAGGAAAATAAACCCAAAGAAAAGAAAGTTAAAAAATTAACATTACCACCAAATTTCACCCTCTTCAAGGATTCAAACCCAAGATACCCTATATATCAACAGGCATATAACTATCTTAAAAGTAGAGGTATTACTAATGATATAATTGAAAAGTATGGGATTGGGTTTTGTGATAAGGGTAGTCATTCAGGTAGAATAGTTGTTCCGTCATATGATAAGAAAGGTGAATTGAACTATTATATTGCGAGAAGTTGGGACCCCCACACCAAAGCTAAATACAAGAACCCAGAGGCTGAAAAAGATAAGATAATCTTTAACGAAAACCTAATTGATTGGAACAAAGATATCTATTTGGTTGAAGGCGCGTTTGATTCGGTGTTCTTACCCAATAGTATTGCAATGCTTGGTAAACATATGTCGGATTTACTATTTGAAACGATATATAATAAAGCCAAAGGTAACATCATAATATGTTTGGATAGTGACGCTTGGAGTGATGCCACCAAGTTATACCACAATTTAAATGGTGGTGATTTATATGGTAGAGTTAAGATTATAAAATTAACGGGAGATTCGGATGTTGCCGATTTAAGAGGGGAAATAAATGAATATTATTATAATATGCGATGAATTTATACGAGATTAGAGATGAGATTAATGAAATAATCAAAAAGAAACAAGAAGAACTACAATTAACATTCGTTGAGGACACACACACTTATACGATGTTAGATAAGAAAGGTGAGTTAAGGTCTGATTGGCCATCTGTATCAAAAGTTATGAAACTTTTTTATACTGAGTTTGACTCTGATGGAATTGCTGATAAGAAAGCCGCTGGAGACCCTGTTGAGAAAGAGAGGTTATTGAAGGAATGGTCCCAAGCTGGTACATATTCCACAAATATGGGTTCCAGAGTCCACTATTTTTTGGAGAAGAAGTCAGTTGAGATGTTTGGTTTGGACAAAGAAGTGAGGGAACCAATATTTGAGGTTGATTTTACTCAGATATTAAAAGGGGATTCTATGATATCTGCGGGTAGTAGATATTTGGAATTGATGTTAGAAAGAGAAGGTGTTCTATTGGATACTGAAATTGTGTTAGGAAGTAATGAACTTGGATATGTTGGACAACCTGATAAGAAGTGGTTGTTCTTTAATAAAGACAAAACAGAGGTAGGTATTGTGGTAACAGATTGGAAGACAAATAAGAAGAAGAACTTTGAAGCGAATCACTTTACCAAAAAGATGAAATACCCCTTCAATAACTTGGATGATACCGCACTTGGACACTACTTCACTCAATTACCATTTTATGGTAAATTACTTTTAGATATGTTGAAAGGTAGTAAATACGAGAACATTAAGATATATGGATGTATTGTTGTTCACTTAAGTGATGAGGGTGAATATGAGGAATATAGAGTCCCCAAACAAGTTTTAAACACAATACTTGATATGGATATGTCAAAGTATTTGACAAAATAAAACAAATTTAATATTATTAGACTATGGAATCTACAATTACAATTGCATGGTGGTATAACACATCGTGGGATAAAGAAGTTGGAAAAATAAACATCAAATATATAATAAAATGAAACTTTACATGACCAAAACCTATGAGGTTTACGAATCTTATGGACCAATTGAAATTAACTTAGAAGATTATCCTGAACTTGAAGGGAAAACTGAAGAAGAAATTGTTGAACATTTTAACGAAATTATGTACGAAGAAAACATTAAAGGGGGTTCTGAAAGTACATTATCGGACGAGTTTCAGTTTAATACTGAAATGATTAAACAAAAATACACAAATGAGGAAGAAGAAATAGTAAATTACTAATTATGGAAGATTTAATACAACCTAGAATTGACTTAAAGAAACAACCTACGGTAGTTTGTGAGGAATGTGGTAGTACCTATTTTAAAGAAGTGGTTTTAATTAAAAAAGTTGCGGCGTTATTAACTGGTAGTTCTGAAGACACTATAGTACCATTCCCAACATACAGATGTGATGATTGTGGTCATGTTAATGAAGAATTTAAATTATTTGATAATTAATGGAAATTGGTAAAATGAAATATAGTGATGTCAAACCATATTTAGTTGTGATTGCACACACTTATGGTCTAAAATTAAATAGGGTTAAAGAATTTAAAATGGCTCGGTTGATATTAGCTAATTTATATAATATGGGGGTATGACACATAAGGAATTTTATATTTGGTTGGAAGGATATCTATATGGGAAGTTGGAGAACAAACATATAGATATAGCGCCAATTATTGAGAAGATGAGTCAGGTTAAAGATGAGATTGACCTTGATACATTTAAACATTTAGGTAGAAAAACCGCACCTATATTTGAACCTATCACTATTAAACCCGACGAATATGATGACTTGGGTAAACCACCAAAAATTGTAATGTAATGATACAGAAATTAGTACACTTTTCAGACTTACATATCCGACTTTTCAGGGACCACGATTTATATCGTGGGATATTGGTGGATATGTTTGAACAATTTAAGGAAATCAAACCTGATAGAATTGTTTTTACTGGTGATTTGGTTCATTCTAAAAATCAAATGACACCTGAACTTATTGAGTTTGTTGCTTGGACTTTAACTGAATGCTCAAAGATTGCAAAAACAATTCTTATTATTGGTAACCACGACTTTTTGGAAAACAACATGTCAAGATTGGACGCTCTAACACCTATTATTGATTCATTACAAGATGAGAACATTGTTTACTTAAAAAGTAGAGGTGTATATGAAGACCAAAATATTGATTGGTGTGTTTATTCTTTGATGGACCACAACATTCCACCCGACATTCAAAAGTCAGACCAAGTTAAGATTGGTTTGTTCCACGGACCAGTACAAGGATTAACGACCGATATTGGGTATAAATTTGACACAGGATTTGAAACTGATAAGTTTGCAGGTTGTGATATTGTACTTTGTGGGGATATTCATAAAAGACAAGTATTCAACATACCAGGAGGTAAGAAAGCATACATGGTAGGGTCAACCATTCAACAAAACTATGGTGAAACAATAAAGAACCATGGATATGGAATTTACGATGTTGAAAAGGATAAATATGAATTTGTTGATTTGGAAAATCCTAAACCTTTCTTATCATTTAAGATAAAATCATTTGAGGATATCATTAATGGTGATGAGGTTTTAAGTAATGTATAATGTTAATCCAAAATATAATTCAGACATACTTGACTATTGTAAATTAAATAATATTGATGATGTTGAGTTATTCGTGTCCCAGTGTTTCAAACAAGGGTTTGACATAAAAAAGTATGGACTTTTGGGAAAAACACTTAATGAAGGTGAAAAAGACTTAATAAAAGAAGTTATTGTTGAAAAACTAGTGGAAGTCCCTGTTGATAGGATTGTTGAGGTACCTGTTGAAGTTATTGTTGAAAAAGAAAAGATTGTTGAGGTACCTGTTGAAGTTGTGATTGAGAAGGAAATTATTAAAGAAATACCCGTTGAAAAAGTTGTCACAAAAGTTGAGTATATTAGTGACAAAACAACTGAAGATGAACTTGGCGGAGTTATTGCCGAGTTAAAAAATGAAATGTCTAAAAAGGATGAAAAATTAGACGAACTTAGACGAAGTTTAGACATTGCTTTAGACAAACCACCTGTTGAAATTATCAAAGAGGTGGAAGTAATTAAGGAAGTTGAAAAACCAAATGATAAGGTTATTATGCTTCAGGATACATTACAAAAGTTAAGAAGTGAAATGAAAGATAAGAACACCGAAATAGATGGTTTGAAGGGTCTTATTAAACAATTAGAATCAAGATTAAATCCGACAGGTGCGGTATATATGAAAGGTTCAAACATAAACGAAAATTTATAAAGTTATGGTACAATTATTAGCGTGGTTCATTTTAAGTTATGGTTTAATGAACATTATGGTTTACGGCTCAATATTCCAAGGATTGAGGGATGGGTTAAGAAAATGGGGTGAGAATGAACTAACACCATTTAGTGAGTTAGGTACATTTTTACATGGTATTATATCTTGTCCAATGTGTTTCTCAACATGGGGTGGATTCTTTTTGGGATTTTGTGTATATTCACCAGTAAGTTCTTTATTTGGTATTGCTGATGAAATTTCTTGGTTTTTTGATGGTATACTTTCATCAGGAGCTGTATGGGCAATCAATGCAATTGTAGAATGGTTTGAGGAAAATAGAATGTCAAATCAAAAACAAGAGTTAACATATATTGTTAAAGATGAGAATGGTGAAGAAATTATTAATGGTTAATTTAAAATAAAAATGGGAAAGAAAGCTAAAGAACACAGAAAAAAAGTTGTTAAAAGAAATCAACGAATTGCTATTGAAAAAAAACAATTTCAGAAAACTTATAACGAGTTAATGAAAATGAAGTTTGATGAGTTGGCGAAAAACTTTAATGAAATTGAAGGTGCGGAAGTTGTTGACATGATTGAGAATGGTGTTTCTGTTATGGAAAAATCTGAAGAAGTTGAAGATGCAACAATCGTTGATGAAACATTACCAGACCAAGAAGGATAATAAACTATGGATTTATTTAATCCACCACCAAAATTTAATTATACAAAAATGACAGAAGAAGTAACATTAACAACTTTAGATAACCCATATGTCCAAGTGGTATGGGAGGACTACGCTGAAAACTTTACACAAGAGAAGATTAAAAGTGTTAGACACTATTTCCAAAAGAAATATGAAACAACTAATGTTAATGTAATTACTAAAACCAAAGTTGATAAGGAAACAACCCATAATGTTGACATCTCATTCAATATCTTGGATAAAAATTATCAACAAGAATTAGCTAAACAATATCTAGAAAACAAGAATTTAGATGATTATTTAGATAAAGTTTTAGATATTGATTCCGCAGTTGACAACAAAATGTCATTGAACGATGATGAGGCTCAACCATTTAAAAGATGGTTCATTAAGAATATTGAGTTTTCAAACTTCCTTTCTTATGGTGAGAATCAAAAGATTGATTTTGATAAGTGTAGTGGGATATCGGTGGTGGAATCAAATCCACCTAACTTTGGAGGTAAGACGGTCCTTACCGTGGATTTATTATTATTCTTATTCTTTAACGAAACAACGAAGACAACTAAAGCAGAAGAAATCTTTAATAGATTTACAGATAAGAACAAGGTTGCGGTTAAAGGTGAGGTATTAATAGATGGTGAGGAATATATCATCCTAAGAAACATTGAGCGTAAAAAATCTAAGAGTGGTGATTGGAATGTTAAAACTGAGTTGGATTTCTACAAAAGATTATCTGATGGTAGCTTACAAAATTTCACTGGTGAACAGAGAAGGGAAACTGAAAAATTTATTAAGACATCTATTGGTACAAAAGAAGATTTCTTAATGACGATTCTTACCACCGCAACAAACTTGGAGGACCTGATTGACTCAAAACCAACGGCTAGAGGTCAGGTCCTATCAAGATTTATGGGTCTTGAGTTCTTAAAAAGAAAAGAAGAGATTGGTAAAGAAATCTATGGAGAGTTCTCCAAGTCCATGATATCAAATGTCTATAGTAGTGAAAAACTTAAAAGTGATAATGAGGAAAAACAGAAATCAATTGATGAGTTAAAAGTTGAGATTGAAACTGCTAATACAACATTGATTGATATCCAAAACAGGATTATCAAAGGACAAGAATATCGTGATGATTTATTGAAACAAAAACATACTGATATTGATACTGAAATAAGTTCATTAATACCAACAACCGTAACAACTGAGATTGAGACACTTGAAAAGACAAAAGAGGGTATTATCAAACAAATTGAAGAACTTAATGTTGTTGAACCAAGTGAGTTTTATAAAGAGGACAAGCATGATGAGGTTAAGGAAGAATATGCTAAACTTAATAAAGAGTTAATTCAACTTGAAACCAAAATAGAAGAAGTTGAGAAGTTAAAAACTTCAGTTGAGGGTGGAATTAAATGCGAACATTGTGGTATTGAGTTAATGAATGCGGCAATTACCAATGCAAAAATTGCGGAACTTGACGGATTTATCGGGCAAAAAGATACTATTTGGACCACAATGCAGGTTTTATCAAGCATGGAACAAACTTTTGTAAGGTTAAAAAAAGAATTTGATGAGTATGAAAAGAACAAACTTATCAAAGAAAAATATGAACTTAATATTGAAAGTTGTGACCTAAAAATTAATAACCTGAGAGATAAGATTAAAAAATATAACGAGATTCAGGATAAGATTAAGGATAACGAGAGAATTGATGGTTTATTGGTGAAATCAAGTTTGAGAATGGATGAACTTAGTACATTAAAAAGTGCAACAGAAAAGACCATTTCAACAGGAAATTACAAAATAGAAACTCTAACTCAAGAGATTAATAATAACCTTGATAAGATTAAAAAAATTGAAGAGGAGAGTGAAAAAGAAAAGGTATACAAAATATATTTAGAAATTTATGGTAAGAATGGTATAACCAAAATGATTATGAGAACCATGATGCCATTGATTAATTCTGAATTACAAAGATTACTTGAGGATAGTTCTCACTTCAGATTGGAGATTAGAATTAACGATAAAAATGAAGTGGATTTTGTTATGATTGATAACAATACTCAGGTTGAAAAGAATATGGTTTCAGGTTCTGGTTATGAACGAACTATTGCGTCATTATCATTAAGAGCTGTTTTAAGTAAGATTTGTTCGTTACCAAAACCAAACATTATCGTCTTTGATGAGGTGTTTGGTAAAATATCAAATGAGAATATGGACATGGTTTCTGAGTTTTTTACAAAAATTAAGGAATATTTTGAAAAAATATTTGTAATTACACATAATCCACTAGTAACAAATTGGGCTGACAATGTAATTAAAATTAGGAAGGAAGAAAATGTTAGTTTTGTGACCCAATAGTTTGGGGGATTGGATAAAAGTTTATATATTTGTTAAAAATAAAGACTATGAAAACAAAAAACACATACATCTTATTCGTTTTTGCTGTTGATGAAGACCAAGATAAGTTTGTTACAACGTTAGGTGAAGAAATATCAATGTTAGCGTTGTCAACTGATGTGAGATATTATTACGGACCACAATCGGCGGTATATGTATTCACATCAGATGAAAAATTTAAAAATTTATCTGAATTCATTAAAATTATGTTTGAGGTGGAAAATATTCCATTTATGTTACTACCTTTGGATAAAGAAAATATGGCTTCAGGTTTTGGAAAAGAGGTTGACAAGCATTTATTTGGGAATACTCCTTTAGTAATTAAACCTACAAATATTTCTAAAATAAATAGGATTAATGAGATGTTTGAAGATTTAATACATGAAGATTTTGATGAAGAAGATGATGAAATTGAGAAATTAAGGTCAAAATCTTATGAACCTTCAGTTAATGATATTCTTGATAAAATTAGAGATGTCGGTATTAAGTCATTAACCAAACAAGAGAAAACTATTTTAGATAATTACGCAAAACAACTATAATAATATGAAAGAGAAAAACTTATCAATTCCGATTAATCAAGAAGAAATCCAACTTTATCTTAAAGATATTCGTAAGATAAAAGTTATGACACCTGAAAGAGAAAGAGAGCTTTCCAATCTAATGAAGACAGGAAATCTTTCCGATACTCAAAAAGAAAGGGTGTATAAAGAATTATTAGAGGGTAATTTACGTTTTGTTATCACGGTTGCTAAACAATATCAAAATCAAGGTTTAGATTTTCCTGACTTAGTTGCTGAAGGTAATTTAGGTTTAATGAAAGCGATTAAAAATTTTGATTGGGGTAAAGACCTTAGATTTATTTCTTATGCGGTTTGGTGGGTTAAACAATCAATTTTACAATCTTTAAATGATAATGCGAGAACAATAAGACTCCCAGTTAACGTTGTACAAGATTTACATAAGGCAAAAAAAGAGATTGAATCCAATGGGGGTAAATTAGATGATAAATTTCAAAACTTACCAAGCATGATTGATTTAGATATGAATATCAATGAAGATGGTGATACATTGGTTGATATTATAAAAAACGATGATGCTGAAATGCCTGATGAGGTATTCAATAGTAAGGACATGTTGAAACAAAAAATGTTTGAAATTTTAAACATTCTTGATGAACGTGAGAAAGTTATCATTGGTGATTATTTCGGGTTAACTGGTACTCCAAGAACGTTAGAAGACATTGGGTCTGATTTTGATTTGACTAAAGAAAGAGTTAGACAGATTAAAGAAAAGGCTCTTAGAAAATTAAGGAATGAAAGTTCGGTTTTGTTTGACTACCTATAAAAAAAGTAAAACCTTCTATTTATTATGGTAGAAGGTTTTTTTATTTTAATAAAAATTATTGTTATGAAAAAAGTTATTGATTTTGTTAAAAAGTTTAAAATTCATATTTTGGCTACGCTTTTATTTATTTTCCTTATGCGTTCTTGTATCAAGTCAGGTGAAGTTAGGAAATTAGATAAAGTTAAAACCGCTAATGAAAATGTTATTGATAGTTTAACACGACTTGTTAATGGTCAAAAAGATACAATTAATAATATATCTGAAGTTATTAGACAAGAAAAAATAAAAGTCCATAGAGATTACGATGACTACATTTCCTCAAAAGATAGAGGACCGCAACTTATGGAATTACATGCGGTTGTTAAGAAAAATATTCAAGAACTTGAAAAATGAAAAAAATATTTAATTGGGTAAAAGATAATCCAAATAGAAGTATGTTTCTGTTACCAATTATTTTGGTTGCGGGTATTTCTATTTCACACGTTGTAAGTTGGTATGATATTGCAAACCCTTTTAGTTGGGCGATATATCTATCAATAGCAATTGAAGTTGGGGCGATGACCGCACTTGTTGCTGCGACCAATAAAATCAAAGGAGGGGTATGGTTTATGTTTGGTTTAATAACATTAATCCAAATGATTGGTAATATCTTTTTCTCATATAAAGAAATTGATGGTAATGGAACTTTATTTAAATCTTGGGTTGAGTTAACAGGTCCATTATGGGAAATGATGGGGTCAGACCCGACAGATGTAATATCAATGAAACGATGGTTGGCCTTCCTAGAAGGTGGTTTATTACCCGTTATCTCATTAACATCATTACATTTCTTTGTTAAATATGAAAGTAATAATACCGTAAAGGAGACTGTAAACGAGATTGTAAATGAGGAAATAACTGAGGATAATGATAATGAATATCCAGAACCAAATGAAAAAATAATAAACGCTAAAAAAGTTTGGGAAAAAGTTAATGAATTAAGAGAAGAAGGTAAATTACCTGAACCCCCTACTGAGGAAGAACTTGCAGAAGAACCGACATCATTAGCATTTACCCCTTATGATACTCAAGAAATGGAAGAGGAGATTGAGGAGGAAGTTGAATTAACAGAAAATACAAAATTTCCGATAGATAGAATGTTAGAGTTTGATGATATTATGACAACTACAACAACTACCGATGATGGAATTAGAAGATTGAGTTATGTTAAAAATACATAATGATAAAATTTTTATAAATCATTATGGAAATTATAAAACACGGAGATTTTAAACCAACAGGTAAACAAAAGAAAAAACATCAAATAATTTTAACCCACACATCAAGAAATGTGAATGAGTATCTTCAGGGGTTAAAATATCGTTATAATGGGGATTTTAAAAGAATCCCCAATTATATTATAAATAGAGAAGGTAAGATACTTAAGTTATTGGATAATAACGAACACACAAATTACTTCAAAGAACCCAATATCAATAGAAATTCAGTTATTATATGTTTAGAAAATTTGGGTTGGTTACAAAAAGAACCCCTATCAGACTATTACGTTAACTGGATTGGTGATATTTATAAAGGTAAAGTGTACGAAAAAAAATGGAGAGACTATTATTTTTGGCAACCTTACACCGAAAAACAAGTTGATTCAACAGTTAATCTGTGTAAAGAAATATTCAAAAATATGTCAATAACTCCAAGTATTATTGGACATAATACAAAAATAAATGGGGCTCATAAGTTTGAAGGTGTGGTAACAAGAAGTAATTTCTATACAGATAAAACTGATTTAAGTCCAGCATTCAATTATGAAGAGTTTTTAAAAAAAATAGAACATGAAGAACAAGCATGATGAAATAAAAGATTTGTTAAAGGCGACTAGAAATATGTTGTCAAATTCTTTAGTTAAAGAAGAAACCGAAAGAATTAAAAAAACTTATGGTATGTTAACCGAAGAAGACGTTTTGAAAAAATATAATGTCGGTAAAGCAATTGAAGATTCAATTGAAGATGATGAAGACGAGGAAAAAGATGAGTACGAAGTAAGTGATGATAATAAAGAAAAAGAAACTGCGGACGATAAGAAACAAGGTTACAGAATATCTGGTGGAATATTAGTTTTACACGGTAAAGATAATACTGACTTAGAATTAACTACGGATGAAAAAATGGCCTTCCAAGAAACTATGGACGAGTTCGTTAGTGAGGTTTCAGATTTAGTTGATTTCAATAAGTTAAACGTCTATTCAAAGAACGTTGAATGGTCAGGTAAAATTATTGATTTTGATATTGAATTTTTCTACTCAATAGGTGAAGAAAATGGTGTTTATATTCAAGGGGATATGATTAAGACTGATGAAAAGTTTTTAGATATGGTGAATAAATTAAAAGTTTATTACGATAAGTTTAAATCTAAGTGGGCTAAAGTTTTAGCATCAAGAAAGAAAACTTCACCAAATGAGTAAATTCTTTGAAAAAATTGACACAAAAACAATAATAATTTTCGGATTAATTATTGTCATTTTTTTATTGAATATGTGCTCAACGGATATCAGTGATGATAAGAAAAAAGTAAAAATTGCGGGAAAAACTTATACTATAATTAAACACGAAATTGATACTGTATTAGTACCTGTAAAACAAGTTATATATAAAGATGGTAAAGAAATATATCGTGAAAATACGATTTATGTTGATGTACCGTCAAATGTTGATACAAACGGTATTATCAGAAATTATTACAGTCAGGTTGTTTATAAAGATACATTAAAACTTGGTGATAGTTTAGGGTATATCTCTGTTGTTGATACTATTTTTAATAATTCCATTTTAAATAGGAAGTGGGAGTCTTATGTGAATAAAATTACCGTTAAAGAGGTTCTTTATCTGAAACAAGACCCACGACTACAATTTTTTGTTGGAGGATTTGGTGGGTACAATTCAGGATTAAATAGTGTGTACCTTGGACCTACTATAATGTTAAAAAATAAAAAAGAAAATACGTTTAATCTTGGAATCGGGGTTGGAACTGGAAAAGAAGTTTTACTTCAAGGAGGTATTTATAGATTAATTAGATTAAAGAAATAATATGGCACTTACTACAACTGAAAAAAGAGAGATTGAAACAATGATTCGTAAAGAAATTAAAGATTTCATTGGTAGTAATACCATGAAACAATACGAAGATAAGTTATTAACTATCTTGGCTAAAGAAATTAGTAGAGGTAAAGTTCAAGGTGATGTTAAAGATGTTGTTATAAAAGTTTTCAGAGAATTCTACAATTTTATGTGGACTCAACGAGGTTATTGGGAACCTAGATTAAAAAATGCTTGATAGATGAATTTAAGTGAAGATTTTATGTCAAATTTAAAAAGTGCTATACCTAAACAAATGAGTTCTGCGGGAGTTTTTAATTCAGGTGTTGAAGGTGGTAATATTGAAGCTATGAAAAGTATTAATACGTATAACCGTGAATTAAGTGAAGAACCCAACAATGGTGAAACTGATGAGGGAATGGGCGCGGCTTCTGCTGGTGGGTACTCAACACAACTGTTTAGTGCTACAAAGAAAGATATTGAGGACATCACTAAAGTTGAGGCGACTGAAGCAACTGGCTCTGTATCATCAGGGTCTTACTTAACCACCGCCGCTTGGGCTAAGTCAACAAAAAAGAAAGATTGGAGGGGTAAATCTAAAACTCAAATACCTGGAGGTAAGTTCGTTCAAGTTAAGAAAAAATGTAAAAAATTTCCTTATTGTAATCAAGGGGATATAAATGCTCTTAAATTAACTAATGAGGGTATTGTTGACAATGTGATTAAAAAACTTAGTGAGAAATATAATTTAAGTGAGTCGGTGATTAGAACTATTTTAAAAAATCATTTGAATCAAAATAAATAAACCTGATTTTATAGGTATTTATAAAAAAAAACAAAACAATGAAAAGAAGACTAAATGAAAGTTATATTAATTCTATCGTTAGTAAATTTTTAAATGAGAATTTAGAAGAAAGGGCTGACGAACTTATGTCAAAAATAAAGACTAATGTTAACGAACTTGGAGGTATGGAAGACGACCATCCAAAGTTTGGTAAATTAAATTTTTCAAAAATGTCACGAGAAGAAATTGACGCATTAATGAATGATTATGTTGACTCTGATGAAGAAGAAGATGGAACAATGAGAGGTCGTTTCTTTGATGATGAAGATTCGGGTGACAACGAATGGACTGAACTTGATATTGATTCCGATACAGAGTTGGATGAGGGATTTGATGACCCGTATATTCAAAAAGCAAGAGGTGGTAAAGATTATTCTTCAAGAGAGTTTAAAAAAATACCTAAAGGTAGAGATATTGATATGAGAAATTTAAGAGACGACTCAATAACACCTAGTAAATATTTGGGTAATAAAATGGATGATATTTCTGACTTATTTAAAAGAAATTTCCGTGATGATGACGATGATGACTATGATTACAATTTTGACGATGAAGATGGTGGTGATTTAGTGTCAGAAATGGAAAAATCACTTTGTGAATGTGGTGGAAATATGTATGAAGGTGAATGTATGGAATGCGGTAAATCATATGGTATGATGGATGAAGACATTTATGATGTTGATGATTTAGACGATTCTAATGAATTTGACTACGTAGAAGAAGGTGTATTTGATGAAGAAGGTGATGAAGAATTTGATTACACTAGTGATGAGCCAAATGTTGGTGGATGTAAAGCAGTTAACGATGTAATTCGTAATCAAGGAGGTAAAGTCACTGATTTAGATAAGGAACTTATGAAAAGATATGATTGTAAGTCAGAAATGACCGAGAGACTTCATGGTAGACAAAGAGTTTTGGACAAAAACAAAAATAATAAAATTGATGATGAGGACTTTAAAATGTTACAAGGTAAAAAATCTGAAACTAAAGAAGGTAAAAAGTTTCCTGATTTAAGTGGTGACGGTAAAGTAACTCGTAAAGATATTCTTTTAGGTCGTGGAGTTAAACTAGGTAAGAATGGTAAGAAAAGTAAGATTAAAGAATCTGTAAAACTTACTGAAGATGAAATGATTGAGTTAATTGAGAATATTATCAAAGAAGAAGAGAAGTTAAAAGTTATTGGTGGAAAACCTAAAGGTCTTACTAAGTATGAAGAAGTTCATAGAAAAGACGGTAAGGAAAATGATGAATATTTAAAATCGGTTGCTGCTAAAATGAAAGAATATTTGAAAGACGGTTCAAAAGGTGAGTATACTGAAAGTCCAAAACATTTCCCAAAAGGTAATGGACAGTTAGCCAAAATGGCCGCAAAGAAATATACAATGTCAGATGACGGTAAAGATTTTTTAAATAATTATATGAAACCAGGGATGGAAGATTTAGTACCTGAAGAAATTGAATATGATGAAGATTGGGTGTCCGATACAATTGAAGGGTCCTCAAGAACAGGTAATTCGGATGAATATGCTAATGCTGAACAAACCGAGGTGAATAAAAATGTTAATAAGAAAAGAAAGGCTAAGAAATTTCACAAGGCGAAAGAAACGGCATATAGAAAATCTAGAGTCCCTGTTACTGACGGTACTGGTGAGAATTCAGGTTCAGGAATTCATATTAAAGAATCTGATACTAAAGAAAGTAAAGTATTAAACGAAGAGTTCAACAAGATTCAACACCTGATGAATTACGACAGAAAGACTCAATAATTTACATTAACACATATTTAATTATTATTTCTCCATAGACGAACTCTATGGAGAATTTTTTTAATTACCTAACAAAACCAATTGCCCACGAAGATGTTTTAGTGTGGTTTGAGGCTAATAATATTATATATGAAAAATTAGAACTCTTTTCTGATTTTTCATTATCACTTTATGAACTTATAAGAAAAACTTATTTGGGTGAAAGTGATGTTCCTGTTGACACCAAAATAACTTTAAGTGATGAAGATAATCAAAAACATTTTGAATGGTGTTGGAAAAGAACATTGGATAACTTTGAAAAGGAAGGAATAAAATTCTCAAGTAGAGGTGAACATTATGATTATTTTAAATCATTCTTCTTTGAAGTTTTTTATAATCAAAAAGAAGAATATCTTAAAAATTCGGTGGGAGAATTTTTTGATGACCTATTTAATATGGAAAAAGGGTTTACCAAGTCAGATTTAGATATGGTCTCAACAATGTATAAATTTTTAGACAAGAGTATTAAAAAATCTTGATTCTATTTACAATGAGTCAAATAAAATTACATTTTACTTAAACAATAAAATTCATTAAATTATTTTAAATGGAAACATTAGAACAAATTAAAACATTGACAGAAGAATTGTCAGTTAATGGTACTAAGTTTTTTAAAGGTGGTAACAAAAGTGCGGGAACTAGAACTCGTAAAATTGCTCAAGAGTTAAAAGATTTGTTACAAACCCTTAGAAAAGAGGTATTAGAAGAAAGAAAAGGGACTGAGTAATGTACAATATTGAAAGTATATTTTTATTCGTATTTATATTTTCAGTCTTAACTGTGTTAAGGACAGTTTTTAGGTTTATAAGTACCCTATTACAAAATCAGCCCGAAAGGATTGTATTGAGTAATAGGGTTCTAATTTACCTAGGGTTATCAATGTCATACATTATAACATATTTAATTAAATCATAATATGAGTTTATATAAAGAATTTTCAAGTCTTTTACCACATCTACAATCTGTAAGAAAATTAAAAGATTATTTTAGTTTTGACGTATCATTTCCATTATCTTGGAAATTACCAAAAAAATATGTTGACGAAGATAGAGTAGTTGAACAGGAAAGTAAAACCGCAACACATAGGTTTTTTTCTTTTGTATCTGAAATAAATGAACAAGATGTGGACAGAATTACCTCAAACATTAAAAATATTATTAAATATAACTTAGAGAGAGAAGAAAAAGAACGATTGTTTGAAAATAAGGTTAATGAGTTAAAAGGTATTTTTGAAAAACAAAATTTAAATAGTCTTAAAAATTTAAAGTTTCAGTTGAATTTAAATAAAATTGAATTAGATGACGATGAAGAAGAAATCAAACCATCTGAAGTGGTTAGAGACACAGATGACAAAGGATAAGAAAGAGTTAGAGATTGATAAAAATCAAATTATACAAAACATTAAAAAATTAAAAAAAGAGGATATTCTACCCAAAGTAGTTGTACCTAAAAAATTGACATTATGGCAGAAAATCAAGAGAGTATTGATGGGATTATAGAAAAATTAGCCATTATTGCCGATGCTTCAGATACTCTATTCCCAAATGGGAGGAAGGCGATTATCTTTGAACTTAAAATAGACGACTTTAAGAAAGTACAGAAAAATTTTAGGGAGGTGGACCAATCCTTCAAGCAGTTTAAAATTGAAATATCTGGAACAGAATTCATCTTTTTGTTGGATGAGTTGTTGACTGACGAAAAAGATAAGATTTAGGGAATCCCTTCTCAGTCAGGATGTTATAGAGGTATTTCCTCTGATTAGTATCGTAATCTTTAATAAACATACAATCCATTCTTTTTAATTCCAAAAAATAAGATAACATTGAGTCAATAAATCTTGATGAATCATCATCATTTTTGAAGGTGAATAATTTAAATACATCATCATTTTGAACAATAATTTTGTTATTTAACTTGGAAACCATTTTAAGACCTGGCGAGTCTAAATATTTTTTAATAAATGTAGTGGTGTTTATTTTTTTCTTAGTGTTATAATCAAGGAAAAATTCATCAATATTATATGGGTTTATTTTAGTTATAATGTGTTCATTTTCATCTAACTCAACTTTTATTTGCCTACCAATATTGTCTTTTATAAATAAAGAATTGATGTTATTAGATTTTGGCTCTAAAAGACCTAATTCATAATTGGATTCAAATCCGTTATCGTATTGTTTAGAAAATATAATATTCTCACTTTTATCTATTAGTGTTTTATAAAAATTTTCGGCACGTTTAAATGTTTTAAATTTCTTTATTATTTTCTTTTTTACTTTATTTTTAAACAGAACAATCATGTACATACATAAAAAATTAATATAATAGAAAAAAAAGGAAATGGAGAATTTTTACGAGACATTAGGAGTTAAAGAAAGTGCAACTCAAGATGAAATTAAAAAAGCTTATAGAAAATTGGCCGTTAAACATCATCCTGATAAAGGTGGGTCTGAAGATACCTTTAAGAAAATATCTGAAGCTTATGACACATTGGGTGATGAGAATAAAAGAAAACAATACGATAATCAAAAAAACAATCCATTTGGGGATATGGGTGGAGGATTTAACCCATTCTCAGATATGTTTAATATGTTTAATCAAGGATTTAGAAGAGGGGCTCCCGATAAAATATTACATGTTAATGTTGGAGTAATTGAATCGTTCCTTGGGAAGGATAAAGAAATTACATATTCAAGAGAAGTAATGTGTAATACTTGTGAAGGGCGTGGAGGTGAAAAAACAAATTGTCCATCTTGTCAAGGGCAAGGTTTTTTTGATGTTAAAGTTGGTGGTAGTATGTTTAGTCAGGTTGTTAGACAAACTTGTAATAATTGTAAAGGGTCTGGTCAAGTTTATACCAGTGTTTGTCACGGTTGTAATGGTAAGACAACAAAAACTAAAATGGAAAATATTAAAATTAAATTGCCACACGGAATTGATGAGTCACAGTTTTTAAAAATGCAAGGTAACGGGGATTACAGTAATGGTAGTTACGGTAATTTAGTTATGAAAATTAATATTATCCCTGAAGATAATTGGGAAAAATTAGGTAATGACCTTATATATAATAAATTTTATAATTACGATGAATTAAACTCCGATTCAATTGAGATACCACATCCTAGCGGTCCTATATCATTAAATTTACCTAATGAGTTTAATACATCAATACCGTTGAGAGTTAAAGGTAAAGGATTTCACGGTGGAGATTTGTTTATAAAACAACACGTTAAGTTTGTTAAGAATTAGTTATTTTAAATACCCGATAATATCTGAGATAATCCTAACAATACCGTAAATCGCCATTATTGAAATAAAAGATGAAAATATAATTATTTTATAGTTTGAATTAACGTTAAGAGGTCCTTTCTGACATTCTTTACATTCTTTACTTGATGTGTTCATAATTAGATTAATTTGTAATAAACAATTATATTACCAATTCTTTTATAAGTAAATAAATTAACCCCACTGAACCAATGGGGTTTAACTAATTGTTTCACTTATTAAGTTGGGGTAATCAACCCGTATCACCTCACCCGATACTTGATGGTCAGATTGTAAGTTAGGAGTTCTGACATCCTGTTGTGTGTCCTCAATCACATCAACAATACAAATTTAAGCCTTTGTTTGATATATACAATAGGTATAATGATTTTTTTAAAAGTTTTTTTTGGTTATTGACTTTTTAACGCACTTTACTTATATTTATAATAAAGAGATGAGTATGGAAACTAAAATGGGGAGACCTAAAAAAGAAGATAAAGATAAAAAAGTTAAGTATGGAATTAGTATTGACCGATATCTTTTTGATAAAATGAAGAACGAGGGGGTAAGTATCTCCAAATTTATCCAGAATTTAGTTAAAGAACATTATGAAAAAATATAATTTTAATGAATATTTTTTTCACGAGGTGAATGAAAAATCCGCTTATTGGTTAGGGTTTTTATATGCCGATGGATATACTAGAATGAAAAATGGTAAAAGTGGTGAAGTGAAACTAAAATTAAAAGATACTGATAGAAACCATATTGAATTATTTCTTAAAGATTTAGGGTGTGATAAACCTATAAAATGTGGGGTAGATAAGAAGTCTAAATTTTGTTCCGTAACAGTTTACTCAAACATAATGGTTAAACAATTATTTGAATTGGGGTGTGTTAATAATAAAACTCAAAAAATACGTTTACCTAAGTTAGATGAGGTATTCATGCCTCACTTTATAAGAGGTTATTTTGATGGTGACGGTAGTATTTCAAAAGTGAAAAATAGACCAAATTCTTTTGTTGTAAGTTTGTGTTCTAATAAAGAATTTAACAATGAACTTGTAAAATTCTTAGGTTATGGAAAACCATACATATATGAAAACTATTCGGTTATTAAAATTAATAAAATAATGGATATTACTAATTTTAGGGATTATATTTACCCAAAGGCGATAACGTTCTTAGAAAGAAAATTACTAAAATTTAAACAAATTAAATAAATTAAATAAAATAATATAATATGTGTGTATCTTATGTCGGTGGTAAATCTAAAATTGCCCCACAATTAATAATTCCAAATATACCTAAAGACATTGAGACATTTGTTGAAGCGTTTAGTGGACAATTTTGGACATTTTTTAAAATGAATTTAGATGACTATCCGAATCTTAAAACGGTAGTGTATAATGATTTTAATCCATTGAACTATAATATGTATCAATGTTTACAGAAGAACCATCAAAGATTACTTGAAGAATGTGAAAAATTAGTGGTTCAGGAAAAAGAAGTTTTCCCGACTAATCCGATTTGTAGTGAACAATTTATCAGGTTTCAGGCTGAAATATTTGATGAGAATTTCAGCGTAGAAGCTTACGATTATGTTGTTGCTGCAAAATATATTTACGTTTTAACTCAAGTGTTTTCGGGTTCGAATCCTTCTAAATCAAAGTTTATTGACTTAAAAGGTAAGTATCATTCAAAGTTTACTTCATTTAAAAATAAATTAAAAAAACCTGAGTGGCAAAAAATGTTTGAAAGAATTACTTTCGTTGAAAATATGGATTTTCAAGAAGTTATTGAGAAATATGACTCTCCGACAACTTATTTTTATGTTGACCCACCGTATTATATTGTTGGTGAAGGGAGTTATTATTCTAACCACGATTTTGGAAGACAAGACCACGAAAGATTAGCAAATTGTTTAAAAGACATTAAAGGTAAATTTTCATTGTCCTATTATGATTTCCCCTTATTATCTGAATGGTTCCCAAAAGACATTTATACTTGGGAGATGAAAGAGTTTGCAAAAGCCGCTGCCGCTAAGAAAGGAACCAAACAAAATATGGGTGAAGAGTTACTCATTATGAATTATAAATAAAAATGACTATTTTTGAAAACTGAAATATTTATTAATAAAAAATGAAACTATGAGATTCAATTCAATCATTAGACACTTAATTAAAGAAGAACAATCAAGATTCCAAGTATTATACGACAAATTAGTTGTACCTAATAAAAAAGACCCTAAAGGAAGAGGTTTAATGGATTTTGATAGTCTGAAACAAATCATATTTGCGGACCCCACTACTAAGGCACCTCAGAACTTTGATGTTGACGGTGCATCAATCCAAGATATGGATAAAGTTAAAGTGGGTAAGTTCACACAGTGGATGTTAAAGAACTTTGTTAAACCATCAAGTCAAGATTTAGATGATATCGGAACATCTGATGTTAATTCACCAGAATACAAAAACACAATTAAAGAGTTTAAAAGACGATTCATTGAAGATTTATTCAAGTTTACTGATATGTTGAGTAAGTTTGAAAAGATTAAACAATACATCCCTCAAGAACAAAGAGACATTAATAAATTAACTCCTAATTCATTGTTGAATATTATCATGAATCTTCCTGAAGATGTCAAACAGAAAATCAACAAAAAAGATGTTAAGTCTCAAGCTAGACAAGAAAGGAAGGAAAACAGATTTGCACATCCAGGTGGTGAGATTCTGAAAGAAGGTGAAAACTATACTTTAATTAAGATAGAAGGTACAGGACCACAACAACAAGAAGCCGCTCAATGGTATGGTGGATTCTATGATTATCAAAATGGTGAATCACATTGGTGCACATCACCTCCAGGGTCTAACTACTTTATGACTTATGCTAAACAAGGTCCTTTGTATGTTATTATGGCAAACGATGATAAAGGTTTAGTTGGTGCTAGAACAGGATTACCTCAAGAAAGATATCAGTTCCATTTCCCATCTAGTCAGTTTATGGATAGAATGGACCGTTCAGTTAACTTGGTTGAAATGTTAAACGGACCAATGGTTGAATTAAAAGAGTATTTCAAACCTGAGTTTGCAAAAGGATTGGTTACTGGTAACGGTGAAAAGGTTGAGATTAACTACCCTCAAAGTTCGGCAGGTAAATTCATTGTTCTTTACGGATTTGAAGAATTGTTTGAGTCATTACCGACTAATATCAAATATTTATTGATTAATAATACTTCTAACGAGAAAGTTGCTTGGGATATTCCTGAAAGTCTTGGTAAATTTACAAATGTTGAGGCGTTGATGTTAGTAAAACTTGTTAAGAGTCTACCCGATTCTATCGGTAACATGAAGAATCTTCAGTTCTTAACACTATCGGATAATGAAAATTTAAAAGAATTACCTGAGACATTGGCTGATTTACCTAACTTATCATTTGTAACAATTAGAAATGTCCCTAACTTAGTTATTCCACCAAGATTGGCTGAAAAAATGGTTGAAGAAGGTCAAGGGTTTTACTACGTTCAATAGAATTAAAAAAAATAAATTATGAAAAATGTTGATATTGAGATTTACATGAATCAATTCATCAACTTTTTTGAAAGTAACCCAAACGATTTAATTGATTTAATTGGGGACACTTTAAAAGAAACATTCTACGATAAGGTTAGAATGAGATGTTTTGAAAATTACGAGAAAGGTGAAGACATTTCTTTAACTAATAGACAAATGATGGAAATTGTTTTAGAGATTAGAAATGAAGAAACACCCGATATTGTTAGAATATCTAAGATATTTGAGTCAACGAAATACGGAACTATTTGTTTAAATTAAAAAAAAATCCTCCAGAGTGTTGGAGGATTTGTTTTTTTGTCTATCTTTGTAAGACAAATTTAAACAGAGATATATGAAAGCAGAATTTACCGTACAAAAAATCAAAGAACTAGCACCATCAGTATTCGCAACAGGACCATCACCAAAGGTATCTGATAAGTACGTATTTGTACCTACAGACGAAATCCTTGAAAACTTCCAAAGAGAAGGGTGGGAACTATCTAGCGTGTCTCAAACAGGTAGAGGTATTCATGCTCTACACCAATTGAAATTCCGTAATGGTGAATTACCTAAAGTTGGTGATACTTTGGTTGAGGCTATTATCCGAAACTCTCATAATGGGACTGCAACATTCCAAGTAAGTGCGGGTCTACACCGACTTGTATGTTCTAATGGTCTTACGGTTCCTACCGCAATCTCTGACTCCCTTAAAGTTCGTCACCAAAAGTTTGACTTGGATGAGGTTAAACGATTAACTGAGACTTTCGCAAAGCGTCTTCCTAAAATTGAGACATCTGTTGGTCGTATGATGGAAAAAATAATGACTACCGACGAAAAGATTGATTTCGTTAGAAAATCGGCTGAGTTCCGATGGAAGACAGGTAAAGTTCTTTCCGCAATGGAGGTTGAGGGTCTATTGGTTCCTAATCGTGTGGACGATGAAGGTGACGACCTTTGGAGAGTAATGAATGTGGTTCAAGAGAAGTATGTTCGTGGAGGACTATCTTACGAGACACCAAATGGTAGAAAGACCGCTCTTAAAGGACTTAAAGGTATCTCAGCGGTGAATCAAATCAATACCCAACTTTGGGAACTTGCTGAAACAATGATTTAATAAGGTGGGGATTAATTCCCCATCTTTTCTTATATTTGTGATATGGAGAAACTTTTTGAAGATATTAAGGTTACATACGATGTGTGGTTGTACGATAATAACAACTCATTAGATGAGTATATAGATACTCCCCAAGATGACTTATACCCCGAACTTTTTGGGGTTAGATTGCGTCAATCTAGACGGTATATGTTAACTAATGGGTTTTTTAAAAATAAAACAATTAGTAATAACGAAGAAGCATTTATGGAGAATTATGGTAATCCTTTCGCTAAAGTTTCTATGTCAAGAAGAATTGCCACGGTTACAAAAAACGAGGATAAGATTAGTATTAAAATATTTAGATACAGTAGGGGTAGAAATGTTGGTAAAAAGTATTTCAGAGTAAGAACTAACCTTGAATATATATCATATAACATAAAGACAAATGCCCTGTATTATGGTAAAATAATAAATTACCACTTAAAGAGAAAGGCGATTAAAAAATGCAACAGGGTTTTATTAACTAGTGATTGGCTTGAGTCAATCAATTGTTATATTAATGGTAGTTTGGGACACTCAGATAGTCAATCAAATATGCTTGAATCATTTGTTAATGGTATTCCTGGCACTGAAAAGTATTTAGGAAACCCCAAATTAAGATTCTATAAATACTTCTTGGAGAAAAGCGGGGCTAAACTACCAAACAATTGGGATGCGTTCATTTGTGTTTATCCACAACCTACTAAAAAGTTACTAAAGAAAGTTAACTACAAGTTTATAGATTCTTATATGGATTTACATAAACTAAAAGGTGATAAAATTAAAAGATGTTTACATTTGGTTAAAGTTATTAATCTTGAATATCTACACTTTGCATATCAAGTATTTGGTGAAAAATATATCCTATCAAAACCTGACGAAGACATTGTTAAAATACTACAGTTTAGTAATTATTATGGTGGTACATATTATAATTTGAACGATTATACTAAAGCTGAAAAAAATAATGCTTATGAAATTTTTAAATTGATATTGGATGAAAAGATTGACCTTTCCACATTTACAGACCACATAAGGTTTAAACTTAGATTATCGGATATTAATCCTGTGAAATGGAAATCTAAAACTCTTGATGATTTTAATGACGAGCATTACGAATGGAGTGAGAAAGTTGCGGACCTTAGTAAATGTAGATATGATAGATTTTACGGGAACGATTTCAAGGGATGGGTTGAACAAAATATTGCGGTGAATGAAATTGATTATTACCCTGTCTTATTAACCAACAGTTCTGATTATAACTTTGAGTCAATGACACAAAATAACTGTGTTAGAACTTATATTAATAAACCTTCAGCGATGATAATCTCATTGAGGGAGGGTTCAAACACAGGTAAAAATAAATTGACTATTGAATATAATTTGGTATGTACTGATTGGGAAACTAAAGAGATAACCTTAAAAAGAGTTCAAACTAAAAGAAAGTCAAACATGATACCAGAACCTGAGTGGGATGAACCTCTAAGAATTTTGGATTTGAGGATAAAGGAGTTATGTAAACAGAAATTATTTACCTTACCCAAAATACAAGTTACATTTAAGAATATGTCAAAAATTGAAAGTGGTTTGAATATTGGTGACGATGGTTTTATTCAGTGGGATAACCGAGCCGTTCAAGCGGGACATAGTTTAAATTTTTATGAATTTGATGATTTACCATGATTAAGGTTCCTGAACATATTATTGATTTATATAGGTTTGATGTTGAATCATACCCGTGCATATCTTATATAAAAATAGGTGAATGGGAAATCTTAAAATCATTATTAAACAAGTCAATCACTATATGGTATTTTGCGGATGATAATCAGGATAAATCGCTTATTATTGAAGAGTTTTTACAATACGATAAAACAGGTATCTACATCTACTATAGACTAAATGAAAACAACGAATACGAGGTATTTATATTATCTAAAATTGACAAAAGAGATATTGTTAATTTTACATTACACATAATAAAAAAACAAATTAAAAATTATGGAAATAACAGCGAAAGAATTACTGGAAAAGATTGAGAATGGTGAAAAAGTTATGGTTGATTTTTGGGCGACTTGGTGTGGTCCTTGTAGAATGTTAAAACCTATCTTTGAGAAAGTTACTACCGAAAATGAAACTGATGTCCAAATGTATACTATGGATGTTGATTTAAATAGAGATTTGGCCGTTTCATTGGGTATTAGAAGTGTACCAACAATTAAAGTGTTTGATAAAGGTCAAGTTGTTGAAACTAAAGTTGGGGTTGTCCAAGAATCGGAACTTAAACAGATTGCTAAAAACTTGGTAAATGGATAAAATATTAATAGTGTTCACAATGAAAGGTTGTCCTTTCTGTGATGTATTTAAAGGTCAGCTTAAAGAACAAAATTTGGAATTCTATGAGAGGGATATTGATGAACATAAAGACGAGTATGATTTATTTGTTGAAATAACAGAAAACGATTATGTACCTGCATTTATGATTGTAGAATCCCCAAACGAGGAACCTAATTCTCTATTGTTTGCACCTGGTAGAGATTTTGAAGAGATTGAAGATGGTGTGGAAATAATTAAAGAACACTTTACAAAATAATAAAAACCCCACTTAAAAGGTGGGGTTTATTTTACATAATAACTAACTCTTCTAACTTATCTCTTATAAGCCAAGGTTTAGGGGAAAACGGATTATCCAAGTCCTCAACTAAATCATAGGTTGACAGTAAAAATTTAAAGTCGCTTAATTTAAAATCAAATACATCCAAAACTAATGACTTAACAACCTTGTCAGGATAATGTTTTGTCTCAGAAAATAATTCAATATCAAAATCTTCTTCTTCATTTAGTTTAGTTGAAATCTTAAAGTCTATTTTATTTGATTTTATTACATTAAATAGATGATTACAGATGTATTCGGAGTAGTAGTAATGTAATCTACCCATATTTAAACTATGACCGTATGGGAACTCAGATGTTACTGATAGAGGTGAGTAATTAAAATTAACTAAAGAAGGGGTTTTTGCTTCTGAATAGTCAACCTCAACTTGTAACCCATAGTTATCAGACGCTGACCATACATTAAGGTCGTTTGATTTTATAAACTCAATTAATCTTTTGGAGAATGACGGTCTTTCAGTATTGTAAAAAGTGAATGAATAGTCAGTCTTACTTTCAAGTTCTACATCATACATAATTAAGTCAATTACATTAATGTTTTCATAACCGAATTTTGAAAGTAACTCTTTGTTTTGTTCGGTGAACTCCTCTTGGATTTTTGACATTTCTAAAATATCTTTACGATTTGTCATCCCATTAATAACAAAAAACTTTCCACAGTCAGTTACTTCAATAACCGAATCGTAATCAAGGGTTAATTTTTTTAAAATGTAATCGGCCATTTTATTAACAAGACCTCTGTTTGAATTTGGATTGATATATCTCATAATGTTAAATTTATACCAATTAATAACTAAAATTATTAATACCTTAAATAGTAAAATGAAAAAGGAGGACATACAATATCCTCCTATCCTTTCTAGAAAACCAAGAATTACTTCTTCTTAGTGTAGTATTTCTCTACAACCTTCTTAATTGACTCCTGAATAGAAGTGTTATTAGTTGGTTGTGCTTGAGGTGCCGCACTTTGTTGATTTGTTTGTGCTTGGTTACCTTTGTTCTTGCATCCACAACTCATTGTTAATTTTTTTTAAACGTTTATTGTTTGTATACATTTATAAATATCTAAATGAGATGTAATATGTAAATAAAACCTTGTTTTAATTTATTTTAAAATATTTATGGATATGAAACCAAATATTAACCACAACAAATTGCGTAAGTTTATTAATTTATTAGTTGAGCAGGATGGCTCTGATGATGTATATCGTATATCACCTGAAGAATACTTAGAACTATTAAAACTTTCTGACAATAGTCCTGGTGTTACTAGAATTAAAAAGTTCGGAGGTAAACCACTTTATATCACAGGTGACTTAGATGTTAGAGGATTACCAATAAAAACACTAGGTAATGTTGCTTATGTGGATGGTAGATTGGATATAAGTAACACAAAGATTTCTGAACTACCTGATGGTATTGCCAAAGGATACATTTGGGATAGTGGAACGCCAAGAGAATCCAAACGACTTATTAAACAAGACCAAAAATGGTTGGAAGAAAACCAAGAAAGGAAAGAAAGTGGTGAATGGGAAATAGGTGAAAGTGATGAAGCAAATAAAGTTAACGCTCTATTTAAATGGTTAGTTGGTTCTGGAGAAATTGAAACATTAGATGATAATGAAAGGGAAGAATTGGTTGAGTTAAAAAAGAAATACGAAAGAATTGAGAAGGAATATAATGAGACCGAGGATGATGAAGAAGAGAGTGAATTATACGATAAATTAAACGAATTGGAGGGAGACATTGAGGGACTTGAAGAAAGAAATAATGATTTATATAATACAATTGTTCCTTATGGGAAACATTATGGTTTAGATGACTTCAATATAATACCATTAAGAACTAGAAGTAATTATGTTGAATATACCGTGGCAACAGAAGATGAAATGGATGAAGCTCTTGAAGAATATTATAAGGGTCGTTTAGAAGATGATGGTGTGGGTTCGTTTAATAAATGGGTTATTGAAGATTGTCTTGATGAGGATTATATTGTTGAAATGGCTGAGGAAGATTATAATCGTGATGTATGGGATAATCCCGAATCTTATTTTGATGGTGATGATTATGAATTAAGTGATGAGCAAGAAAAGAGAATTAATGAACTTAATGATTACATCAAAAGTTTGGAAGAATATATTGAAAGAATGGAAAACAGACAATCTGAGTTAGATTCTGAAATTGAGGAACCCGATGAATACTCTAAAGCCTATGATGAGGTTCAAGGTATGATTGATGACGCTGAGGAAAAGAAATCTAACGCTGAAGATGAGATTGAAAGTATTAATGACTCGGCTAAAGAAGTTACCCAAGATATGGTTGATAATAAAGTTGACGAATTAGTTAACAGAGTTAGACGAGACCCATTAGATTATCTTAAAGAATTAGGATATAGTGATAAAGATATAATAAGATTTGTTGATAATGATTGTATACTTAAAACACTTATAAAAGACGGTGACTATGGTGATATTAATGGATATGATGGTCAATATGACACCTATCGTATTGATGGTCAAGAATATTATATTATGAGAATTAGTTAATCTACCAATTTATGATAATTTTACTTATACTTATGTTATGTCAACAAAAAAACCAAAAAAGAAATTTGATTTTATCATGGATACCGACTGGTTATTCCATGGAGTGTTAGATGCGGAGCAGAAACAATACGTCCTTTTAAATTATTTCCAAAAGTTAAATAAGTATTTTGAAGAGATGAAGATTTACCCAATGTTTATTGAGTTGTCTTTGCATTTAGGTAATATTCAGACATTAATAAATTCCAATAAAATCCTTTATACTGAAAAGAAATTCTCAACTAATGATGATGAATTGTTATTATCGGACTTAAAAGTTAAAGACATACCAGTGTTAGCCACTGAAGAAGTTGATGAATATAAAAAGATTTTAAAAAATTCACAGCCACAACTTTACGACTACTTCAATTTTGCGAAGTCATTATGGACTGTGGTTTATGATTCAATTGATATTAAAGTCAAGAAAAATAGGAATAGTATAAAATCTAAATCAGGGTTTTTTTATTATAAAAATAATGAAGGGGTTTTATATGTGTGGCAATATACAACAAAAAAAGTTTATAAAACTGAAAATCAAACTAAAACTCATTTAAAACAAATCTATAAAAGTGAAGAAAACGACTTGACAGTTGATAAAATTATTTCTATGTTTTCTAAAACATATGAAAAAAATGATGAGAAGACGTATCCAATAATTGAAGTTAGTTGTAGTAGTATTTTTCCTTTAAAAGAAACTTTACTACCTATCTTTAAAAGGAAGATATTATCTCACATTAATCAATATAAAGTTGCAAAAGTAGAAACTAAAACTTTGTCCTAATGGGTTTTAATAAGAGAATTTTAAGTAAAGAAAACATCATAAGTAACATTGACAATCTTACCAATTATTTGGGTAATCCTGATGCGGTATTTATGACGGATGATTTTTCAAAGGAAGTATATCATATGTTTACCGAAGGTAAATCTGAAGAAGAAATAATAAACTACATTAATAATAATCATGAAAGTTAAATTAGAATATGTGTGGCTTGATGGGTACACACCAGAACCAAATCTAAGAAGTAAAGTTAAAATTGTTAGTCATGACGATATAAGTGAGGCGTTTTTAACAGGTAAATTTCCTGAATGGAATTTTGATGGTTCATCAACTAATCAAGCTGAAACAGGTGATTCTGATTGTATTTTAAAACCTGTAAGACATTATACGACTGATAGGTTATCTACGGTATATGTTTTGTGTGAAGTAATGAATTCTGACGGAACTCCACATCAATCTAATACAAGAGCTAAAATAACAGAAGATGATAATGGAATGTGGTTTGGGTTTGAACAAGAATATTTTATTCGTGAAGGTAAAAACATGCCAGTGTTGGGTCATAGTGGAAGACATAGTAATCAACAAGGTGAGTTTTATTGTGGTGTTGGTGCAAATGTTGTTGGTAGAGAATTTGTGGAGAAACATACCAACATGTGTTTAAATTATGGTATTAATATTACGGGAACAAATGCTGAGGTTGCATTAGGACAGTGGGAATATCAAGTCTTTTCAAAAGGTAAGATGAAAGGTGGTGATGACCTTTGGATGACAAGATATTTCTTACATAAAATTTCTGAAGAATATGGATATGAGATTGAACTACACCCAAAACCTATCCAACACGGAGAATGGAATGGGTCGGGATTACATACCAATTTCTCAACAGAATATATGAGAGAAGTTGGGGGTGAAGAATATTTTCAATCTTTATTTTCAAGTTTTGAGGCAAGACACTATGAACACATCAAAAATTATGGGTCGTCTAATGAACTTAGATTAACTGGTAAGTTTGAAACACAATCAATTGATAAGTTTAGTTGGGGTGTATCAGACAGAGGAGCATCAATTAGAATTCCACAATCAACCGCAAAAGAATGGAAAGGTTATATTGAAGATAGACGACCAGCTTCAAATGCTGACCCATACAAAATTATTCATCAGATAGATTTATCCATTAATAATGCTGAAACTATATTTGATATGAAGCATAAAATGAATTATGTCGTAAAAGATTATGAGGTCTTAAAACAACATTTAAATGGGGTATTGAGTAATGATGAGTTATTGAAAGAATATAGAGATGATGAGGAGTATGAAATTGACTCTGAAACTATGGATGGGTCCAATATAGACACAGAAAAAATTAATTTTAACGCTACGTTTGGAAAAGAAGGTCCCACAAAAATACCAAAAGAGATTTTAGAAAAAATGATGAACGCGGACAGAATTAAAGATATGGTTACCAAAAATAAAATTGTTGAAGATAGAATATCCAAAAAAGAAGAATACGAGGACAAATTAAACCAAATGATTAAAAATTATAAGGAAAATAAATAAAATGAGATTTTTTTTAATTGTTTTTTGTTTCATTAACACCTTGATTGGGTTTTCTCAAATTAATAATAATATTGATGGGGTTAATGAATTCATCGGAAAACAAAAAAACATAAAATTGTTTGACGGACCATATCAAATAGATTCAGTCAATTATTTCCTTATCGGTACAATATCTAAAGATACTTTTTATTTTTTCTACAAATATAAAAACGGTGCGTTCAGATTAAATGACACATATGAATATCAAGGTGTTGATGATTTAAATAAAAAGTTATCATTTTACCATATCAATAATGAAGTTGAGGTAAATAATACCATTTTTGAGAAAGTTGATGAATGGGCTTATAGAGACCAACTAATATTAATTGAACATAAAGAAAATCCTGATAAATTTGTTAAAGAAAAAGTAATTAAAGTACCTTACGCAAAAAGGGTTGGTGGTAAATGGATATATTTAAATTCACCAAGAATAATATGGTTAGATAAAAACGGAAAAGAAATAAAACGAGCATAAAATGGAACAAAAAGAACAAGTTAACCACCCAGAACATTACGGAGGAAAAAATAATGAATATGAGGCCATCAAGGTGATAGATGCTTGGGACTTAGGTTTTAGTTTGGGTAATACTGTAAAGTATATCTCAAGGGCTGGTAAGAAAGAGTCTGATAAAGAATTACAGGACCTTAAGAAAGCTTTATGGTATTTACAACACCACATTGAACAATTGGAGAAGAAATCAAATTAAATATATTCGGCTCTTAATTGAGGTAAAATTGTGTTAATAATGTTATCATAAACACCTGGTAGATAAACATCCTCGTACCACTGAAGTAAATCTTCAATATCTCTAAATTTACTTGGTATCTCTCTACTAAGATAAAAGTCGGGTTGTTCTTCATTAGCCGCATGTAATCCATTAATATTTAATACATAGTATTCAACATTATATGGTAATATTGCCCTACCATCCCAATATGGTGTTGCGAGTATCATAATACCTTCAGTAAATTGTCTTCCATTATATTCAGTTCTAATTGATGTTAAAGGGGTCCAACTAACGGTGCCCTCATAACTATCTGCGGATATAATAAATTCTTTATAACTGGTGGGAATCTCTTGATGACTTATAAGGTCAAGTAACACCTCGTATGATTCCGTAGGGTATAATGGGTATTTTGTGATAGTTAATATTTCGGTAATACTTAGACCAACCATTTTAGCGGCGTCCCAAATACCAACTTTCTCAACCAACCTGAGCAAAGATTCTTTATTCATATTGATAAATATGTATAATATATATAACTGATATGGAAAATTACATCAATCGTTATATTTATGATTAAAGATAAATAAAACAATATCTCAATTATAGATGGCTAACGAAAAATTAACTCAATTACCTTCATTATCCGCCGCGTCAGGTAATACCTTATTTTATGTGGTTGATGTCAGTGACCCAACGGATGACCCAACGGGTAGTTCCAAACAGATAACAAGAGATAATATATTAAAAAATATAACAGGATTAACCATTGATGGGGATGTCCAAATTACGGGTAATACCTATGTGACAGGTAAAACTGAAACTAACGGTATAACATCAACAGGTGGTGTTACATTCAAACAGGTTACGATTAATAGTACATATTCTGCAACTACTCAGGATTATATGATTGACGTTACGGGTGGAACATTTACTGTTTATTTACCATCGGCAGTCGGAATACAAGGTAGGTTATTAGTTGTTAAAAACAATGGTGGTGGTGCGGTAACGGTACAACCAATTTCAGGTCAAGATATTGATGGTAAATCATTTGTGATTTTAGGTGAAACTAATACAATACAATTGGCAAGTAATGGGTCTAATTGGGTTGCGATTTCGTATAATATATCAACAGTTAACTCATCAACAGGTGTGTTCGAATTTACAGGTTTAACTATCGCGTCACCAACAACATTTACAGTTGCCCCTGTTAAGGGTTGGATTGTTGATGATACGACAAATCCATTAAGTCCCCAACTATATTATATTTATTATAGTGGTGGAACTCATACCGCAACATATGTAACTACCGCAACTGAAACTTGGGTTTACTTAACAAGTGGTGGGACTATTAGTCAATCAAATATAGAGTTAACTGAAGAACAGAGAAGACAAAATATATTTTTAGGTAAATTAGGTCATGCTAATAAAACAAATATTATTAACGCTTTTAGTCAACCTGATTTTGTGTTATCACCATTATCCCAACTTAGGGATATGTTTACACCTATAAATCTTATAAATGGGGGGATATACGCATCACCTAATGGTGTTAATTTAAGTTTTAATACAAGTGCTGGTTATCTATATGGTTTAGGTATTAATTTCGCAAATGACACATTAAGTCCTAACTCTATTTATGTATCAGGAACTAATCCTTGTACTTTCCAATATAGAACACAAACAGGTGGTACTGCATCAAATACTACATTTATTGACCCAACAAATTATGATGTTGGTGGTGCTGTTACACCAATTTCGGGTACAAAGGCAACCAACCAAAGAATTTATTTGGTTCAGAACGGTATATTTAGGGTTCAATATGGTCAAACAGAATATCAACAGTTAACTGCAGCAATTGAAGGTATTGCAACAGAACAATTTAACACATTTAGTAATTTTACAAATAATGGAATTTTAATAGGTATATTATCTGTTTTAAGCACTGCGACTGATTTAAGTGATACGTCTAAAGCCCGATTCTTTTTCGCCTCAAAATTTGGTGAGACAGTTGGGTCCGCTGGTGGTGTGTCAACAACCAATTTACAACAAGCTTATAATAATTCAGTAACACCTGAGATAACAACTAACTCAACGTTAGGACCTGTATCAATCAAGAATGGTTCGGGAACTGCCGATAACGTTACAAGTTTATTTGAGACGTTAAATTCAGGTGGAACTGTAACAATGTTTGTTAGGGCTGATGGTTCTATCAGTGCAAATACTATTACTGCAACCACGGTATCAGCAACAACGTACCAAAATTTACCTATTGACCCTGACACATATGTTACAGGTTTTACTTACAATGATAATGAATTTGTGATAAAACAGAATAATGGCCAACCTGATTTAACTGTGGTAATTAATTCTGTTACAGGTTGGACTGTTAATGGTGATTTGAATGTTACAGGTAACACAACTTTAGATGGATTAACCGCAACCACGGTATCAGCAACAACGTACCAAAATTTACCTATTGACCCCGATACTTATGTAACCGCATTTACTTATAATGACAATGTTTTCACAATTAGTCAAAATAATGGTCAACCTGATTTAACCGCACTTATTAATACAGTGACAGGATGGACTGTTAATGGTGAATTAACCGTAACGGGAAATACAAGTTTACAAGCATTTACTGGAACATCAGGAACCATTAATGGTGATTTAACGGTTACAGGAAACACAACAGTTAGAGGAAATTTAGTCGTTAGTGGTAATACTGGTGTCAATTGGTTTAGCTCCAACACATCCTCAGACTTAGTTAGGATTACACAAACAGGTTCAGGTAATGCCTTTGTTGTTGAAGATTTGACAAATCCAGATTCTACGCCATTTGTAATTGACAGTTCAGGTAATGTTGCGATTGGTAAAACAAGTGTAACTAGTGGAACTTTGGTGGATTTAGAAGTTGCTGGAAAAACAATAGGAATAAATATCGGTAATTCAAATACCAGTTTTATGGCGGGAACAGGTATTTTTTCTTATGGTAATGGAATTGGAATTAATGGTGTAGGTAGAGATGATTTTGGAACTGTTGTTGGTATTAAAGGTGAATCCGTATTTGATATTTCCGCTGACCCATCAGCCACATATTATGGTGGTGAATTTATATCATCAGGTCAAGGAGGTAGAGATTATGCTGTTAGATTGTCAGATGGGACAGAGGGTGTTGGTAAGTTTTTATATTCTGTTGATGCTAATGGTTCGGCGAATTGGACAAGTCAATTAAGCGGGACATCGGCAACAATAAATGGTCCTTTAACCGTAACAGGAAATACTACATTACGAGCAACAACTGCTAGCACATTAAATGTTACGGGTAATACAATCGTTGATGGTACGATAAGTGGTGGAACTATGGTAATCACGACAACACCAACAAATGAAAATACTAACACTCAAATTTTATCTAGAAACCCAACAACAGGAGCCATTGAATATGTTGATGCTTCAAGCACACCAATAGGTACTTATAATTATGGGATATCATATACTATGTTCACAGGTAATTATATGGTATAAATAATAAATAAAAATTAAAAATTAAATATGGGAACATCATTAAATACACAACCAATTTTTACCGCATCAGCGGATACCCAATGGTCGGTTTCTGCGGTTACGGCAAATACAACTAAAGATTTAACATCAGGGACGATATCATTAGTTTTTACCGCAGGGTCTAATGGGGGGTATGTTCAAAGACTGAGATTTAGGGCTTTAGGTACAAATGTAGCAACAGTTGCAAGAGTTTTTATAAATAATGGCGCAACAACCGCAACTGCATCAAATAATGCATTGTGGGATGAAATTTCATTAGCCGCAACAACATTGTCTGAAACATCTGCACTCTCAACATACGAAATACCGTTGAACTTTGCATTACCTGCGGGATATAGACTGTATGTAACACTTGGAACTGCGGTGGCAGCTGGTTACACGATAACTTGTATTGGTGGTAAATATTAAAAAATATGGAGTATTATTTATGTGAATTTGAATATGGTTATGAGGGTCAATTCTATCAAGTTGTTGACAATGGTAACGTTATAGATTATGTTGATTTAAATAATAATCAATTAATACTTGAAGGTTCTTATGGGTATAATATAATTAATACCGAGACTGTAATTCCTTCTTGGGTTTAAAATTAAATAAAAATGATTGATACGTTTCATTTATCAAATAGTGATTTAAATAATCAAGTCTTCTACACCAATGGAGGAAGTAATTCTTGGCAAATTTGGCAGAAACCAAGTAATGCTAAAATGGTTAGTTTTTTAGTTATTGGTGGTGGTGGAGGAGGTGGTTCAGGCCAATCAGGAACTGGTTCTACAACACGTAGAAGTGGTGGTGGTGGTGGTTCATCTTCAGTTACTTTAGGTATGTTTTCGGCATCACAGATACCTGATACTTTATTTATTCAGGTTGGTCCTGGAGGTATTCCAGGTTCAGGAACTACAGGGAGTAATGGTGGTTCTGGCGGTCTTTCATATGTGTCAGTACAACCAAATACTACCGCAATAAATATATTATTACAAAGTGGGGCGGCCGCTGCTGGTGGTGGAAACTCAGGAACAAATGCGGGAACTGCTGGCTCAGCGGGAACATCTTGGGCTGGAAGTGTTTTGAGTGATTTAGGTTTAGTCACATCAATTGGTGGCCAATCAGGAGGTGCAGGAACAACGACTACGGCCCCAACAAATATTTCTATAGCGGGTATAACTACGGGTGGGGCTGCTGGTGGAGGAACAAACTTAGGTTCAGTCTTTAACGGTGCAGATATTAATGGCTCAGGATTTTGTCCAACAATCTCAGGTGGCACAGGAAACGTCAATTTAAATGGAACTGATGGGTCAGGTGGTTTTATATCGTTAAATCCATCAATAAACGGAATAACATCATTACCATTATTTTTTACAGGAGGTGCAGGCGGTGGTGCATCAAACAATAACACAGGAGGGTCAGGTGGTGCTGGTGGATACGGCTCAGGTGGCGGAGGTGGTGGTGTTGGTGTAACCAATAACTCAGGCCCTGGAGGTCGTGGTGGTGATGGTATTGTGATAGTAACTTGTTATTAATTATATGGATATATTAAATTTACCAAATAAATCACTTTACCACAAAGTGTTTTACGCAACTACAAGTACTAATTGGCAAACTTGGACAAAACCATCTAACATTAATTTTGTTTATATGTATGTTATTGGTGCTGGCGGTGCTGGTGGTGGAGGTAGAACAGGTGGTAACAACTCAGGAGGAGGAGGTGGTGGTGGTGCATCATCATCTATTACCGTGGCTTTATACCCCGCATTTTTATTACCCGATACATTATATATTAGTGTTGGGATAGGTTCTAATGGGGCCGCAGCGGGTACTGGGGCGGCATCGGGTGTATTATCTTATGTATCAATCAGGTCTAGTACATCACCAATATTTATTGTTGCTCAAAGTGGAGACGCCGCTGCGGGTGGTGGTGGTGGAGGTACCAACTCAGTTTCAGGTTCAGGAGTTGGTGGAACTGCTGGAACTAGATGGACATACACTAATTACCCTTTGGCGAATATGGGTATGATTACCTCTGTAAATGGACAAGGAGGTGGTGCTGGTGGTGCTAATACACCAACAGATGGAACGAGCATTACACCATCATTACCTGTTACAGGTGGTGCTGGTGGAGGTGGTGTTAGTATATCAGGTGCCAACACAAGAGCAGGTGGTGACATTATAGGTAGTGGTTTTTTACCTAGTATTTTAGGTGGTAATGCTGATGGGTCAACAGCTGCACTTATTGGAGGTAAGAGTGGGTTTAATGGGATTAACCCAACAACAGAATCTTACTTAAACTTACCTATGGTATATACGGGTGGTTCAGGTGGTGGTTCTAAAGGTGTTAGTGCAGCGGTCGGAGGTATTGGTGGACGAGGTTCTTATGGTTCAGGTGGTGGTGGAGGTGGTGCTTCATATGCATCAACAGGAGGAAGTGGTGGACGAGGTGGTGACGGTCTTGTTCTGATTTCTTGTTGGTAAAATCTATTTGATTTATTGGTTTATAATTATTATTCTTTAAAAAAAAGAGTAATGAAATTAAAAGAACTTAAAGAATGGTTAAATTCTCTACCCGAAGAATTTGATGATTATTCTTGCGTCAATGGGGAAGAGGGTATTATTAACGAAGAATATAGATATAGGGTTGATAAAGCGATAGTTGCTGGCTTTGTTGATGAGGAAAACAAAGAAGTAGTATTGTGTCATCAAGAAGAAATCAATTTAAATTAAAATGAAATATTATAAAATTATAATTGGAGGCAGAGGGTCCGAAATATACCCCTTCAAAATCAACGAAGAACAGTTTGATACTTTCTATAACGAAGATGTTGAAGGTGATAATATGGAATATGACGATATATGTCAAATACTTGAAGTTGAATCTTTTTTTGATAGTCCTGAAGAAACAATTATGGGTGTTTATCCTGACGCATTATATTTTAGAGTGGAGAATGAAGATGGTGAAATAATCTATGAAACAGAAAAGGTTGACTATGATAACATAGAATTCCAAGACAAATATTGTGATGAAGGTTTGTATTTGTTTATTGAGGATTATTGTAAGGGTGAACATGTAATTTATGATATACCATTAGAGGGCGAATTTAATCCTGAACTACTTAAATTATCTCTAACAAACATTGGCGATATGATTGAATTAGTCACGGGAATTACTTATAATGGTGATGACCATAACATTTATAAAGGTTATGGTGATACATCAAGTAAAGGTTATCATTACCATTTAAAATAAAGTTAATATGATAGAAAATTATTTAGGAAAAATCACCAATGGTGATTGTGTTAAAGTGATGTCGGAAATGCCGATTGATTCGGTTGATTTAATTGTTACATCACCACCTTATGGAGTCGGGATTGCCTATGACGTACACGACGATGATGTATATTTTGATGAGTATCTTAAATTTACCAAAGAGTGGTTGACTGAAGCTTACCAAATATTAAAAGATGATGGTAGGATTGCGTTAAACATTCCTTATGAAATTAATAGACAAGACAAAGGAGGTAGAATATTTTTTGTATCCGAAGTATACCAAGTAATGAAACGAATTGGTTTTAAGTTCTTTGGTATTGTTGACCTTGAAGAAGATTCACCTCATCGTAGTAAAACAACTGCTTGGGGTTCATGGATGAGTCCGAGTTCGCCGTACATATATAACCCGAAGGAATGTGTGATTTTAGCGTACAAAAACAAACACATTAAGAAAGTTAAGGGTGAACCACAATGGAAGGGTGAAACCGTAGAGATTGAACAAGAAGACGGAACATTCAAAAAGAAAGTGGTATACGATGAAATGGATAAGAAAGAGTTTATGGAATTGGTGTTCGGTCAGTGGAAGTATTTTGCGGACACTAAATCATTAACTAAAGCAACATTCTCAATGGATATCCCAACGAAAGCCATAAAAATATTATCATATAAGAATGATGTAATATTAGACCCATTCGCGGGTTCAGGAACAAGTTTGGTTGCTGCTGAGATATTAGATAGAAGATGGATAGGTATTGAATTATCACCTAACTATCAACAAATTGCAACAGAACGAGTCCAAGCATTTGTTGAACAAAAAAGACAACAACAATTAGAATTTGAGAATCCCCAATAAAAGTTGGGGTTTTTTGTTTATTCTAATATTTATAGAATAAATAAAATGTCAATGAATGGTATAGTATTAACAGAGTCAGAACTTAAATCAAAGATGACTCAAATATATAAGGAAGAGTTTTTCAACATCTTAGAAGAAAAGTGGTCAAAACTTAGTATTGATGATAAAACTTTTGTTGTTGAATTCCTAAAAGCAACTTACCCTGAAAAAGCTAAATTAATTAATGAATCTAAATGGTATAATACTATTGGGGATATTGTTGGTATATTTGACCCAACAGGTGTTGTAGATTTAATTAACGGTATTAGTTATTGGAGACAAGGTGATAAATTATTCGCTTTATTGTCATTTATATCTGTTTTACCTTATTTAGGTGATGTTTTAGCCAAACCTGTTGTAGGGGCGATTAAGATAGGTGGTGATAGTATGAAAGCGTTTAAAGCGGCAACTGTTGCTGGTGATGCGGTTAAGATGGCGTCTACCGCTGAAAAAATTGGTGGACCTGTTGCTAAGTTAGTAGAAACAGCTCCAAAATGGGCAACCAAGTTAATTGAAATATTAAGAGCGTCAGTGGGTAAAGTTCCTTATTTAGGTCCAAGATTAGTTAATTTGATTGAGGAGTTTATTAGATTATTCACAAAAGGTAGTAGATATATGAAGGCTGAGGGTGAAATACTTAAGTCAGGATTAAAAGGTGAAAAAGCATTATCTGCTGCTGAGAAAGAAGAGTTCGCCAAATTAATGGGACAACAAACAGGGTTCAGAGGTTTTAGAGATTACGGTCAAGGAAAAAATTATTTAAAATATATTACATCAGATGCCTCTTTATGGCAAAAATTTACGGCAGGTGCCCCTAGATTGTTTGGCAATGCTGCAACAAGGTCATTAATGAGACGAACTAAATGGTATTTAGGTTTACTTGATAGTTTGGGTATTGGAAACTTTGTAGGACCTAATGAATTAATAAAACAAGTACCAAATCTTGATGATGAAATTGAGGATTACAATAAAACCGCTAAAGCTAAAAAATACTGGAATGAAGATTTTGGAGGTGATAGTGAAGTTGAAGACTCATCAATGAAAACTGACGATTCATTAAAAGATAATAAATTTAAATTAGACCCAATAGGTAGTCTATTGTCATCAATTTTTGCTAAGTAATATGAAAAAAAAGGTAAGATTAACAGAATCAGAATTAAAAACTGTCATCAAAAAAATTATTACTGAATCAGGTATTAGAGATATTACTAAATTTTTAGGTTCTGACAGTGATGATGAAATGGGTAATATTCATGAAAGATACAAGAAAGCAAAAATTTATTTTCATCAAGATTTGGATGGGGTAACAACGGCAATTGCAATGAAAAAGTATCTTGAGAATCAAGGTTTTGAAGTTGTTGATTGTGAAGTTATACAATATGGTGAAAAAGAATGGGCGATAAAGAAACCTGACGCTAAAGGTGAGGTTATGCCTGTGTTAGTGGACTTTGCTCACGGAAAACCAATGTTTAAAATACATACAGACCACCACGATAGCCAAGCGGGTGTTGAAAAAGGTACATCAACAAGTTTCAAACATTCAAGGTCAAATGTTGAGACGATATCACAAACGGTCTCTCCAAAAGAATTATTTTCAGATGTTGATTTATTTATAATCTCAACAGTAGACTCGGCTAATTACGCTATGAATAATATTACTCCCAAGATGGTTATGAATTTCATATTTAGTTTTGATGAAAATAAAACTAGTAGAGAGAATATGGTTATGTTGGGACTTGTTACCAACAAACTATTATTGGCTTATAAGAATTATCCTAAATTTATGGAGGATTTGGTTATGCGTTCTGAACCATCTATTAAAGGTATCTATAATCTTATTAAACAATTTGCAATAGAAAGGAATTATGCAGATATTGATACAATGATAAAAAACCAAGAAAAATATATTAAAGATAGAAAAGAAGGTACTGCGACTAATGCTGGTGTTCAGGTTATCGGTAATATTTTAACACAATTTGATTTAGGTCATATGAAGAAAGGTTCATATGATAGATATATCCCATTTGAATTATATCCTGATGCTGACTTTTTAGTTACTGGTATGGCATCAGTCGGTATGGTCCAAGCATCTTGTAATCCATTTAAAAAAGAACGAGCTCTTAAAGGGATTGATTTAGGTAAAATCAAAGATGAAGTATTAGAATTTTTTAAACCTGAGTTAGAACAACAAATATTACCATATTCGCTTATTAAAAAGATATCTGAAAGAAGTGCAACTGAAGATTCTGTTGGTTTCACTAAAAGAGATATGGAAGCAATATATGGTGAAATGCCGTCTTATAACGGAAACTCAATTAATGGGTATGATTTTTTAGATGCTAATTCAGGTGGTCATAAATGTATAACAAATATTTCGGGTATTAATTTCATATATAGTAATTATGCTAAACCATATACTAAAGATTTACCTGAAGAATTATTACCAATTGCTAATTACAAAGGTGATAATGATTTTGTTAAAGACATAAAAGGTAAACTTCTAAAATATAGAAAATTGTCACCTAAACAAGTTGAAGCGGCCATGAGACAAATTAATAAAGAAAATGAAGGTTCTGAAGATGTGAAGGAAAGAACAACTAGAGATTTGATTATGGATATGAGAAATAAGTTTATTGAGATATTACAAAGAAAAATTGACGAAGAGGGTGGTTTAGATGTGGACTAAATCACCCACTTTAATTCCATTCTTTTTACAAGTACCACCTTTAACTTCCAATATAAAATCTCCTTCACCACAGTAGTTAGTACAATCATCTGACTTACACGGAGGACAATCATGATGAATCTCGGTAATCCTACCATCTTCAATGTAAATAATGTCTAATGGGATTATACAATTCTTCATCCAAAAACAATGTTCACCTTCGTCCATAATGAATAACATTCCGTTGAATTCTGTATTGAACTTTTTGTTCATCATACCATTGATGGTATCTTTTTTAGAAACTACAGTTTTTACTTTGAATTTCTTTTTGTTTATACTTATAATCATATACTGATAAATATATGAATACTGATAAAATGAAAGTTGTTTCTGGTACGATTATCCAATACGGTGATAAGGTATTAATGTGTAAAAGAGCTGAAAAACAAGCGTATGGTGGTGAGTGGTCTATTCCTTTAGGTAAGGTTAATACTAATGAAAGTCCGATTAACGGAGCAAAACGGGAGTTTTTTGAAGAAACTAATATCAAGTTAACTGGTGATATTAAATTAATTGATATTATTACAAGAGATAACGGAACCATAATATATGTTTATTATAAAAATAGTGGT